TCTTACGATCAGAAGTATCGGTAACAAAAATTATAGCGGGGTCTGGTATCTCCCTGGCTCCGTCTGGTGGTCTGGGTGATGTTATCGTAACGGCTACCGGAGGGACTCCAACTGTATTTGTCGATTCCTTTACCTTCTCGTTCTCCGGGGCAGGTGATGTATATGTATCGACAATGGGGGTGGGTTCCGTATTTATAGTTCCATTCGACTGCACGGTAACTTCGGCAAGGGCGGTAAATAAATATGTTTCTACTGCCGGGGATACTAAATTCAATGTGTGTAAACTTTCGCCTACCGACGGACTTCCTAATAATTTTACTTATATTCTTCCTTCGAATGTTTCAGTATCCACTAATACGAAAGATAGCGGAGTGGTTATAGAAAACATTGCATTGACAGCGGGGGATATTCTTGATTTGGCAATAGATTCCATTGGAACGGGCGTACTGGCAAGCGATTACAGTTTAATATTACAGGGGAATAAATGAAGAACTTATTCTTTTTGTGTTTATTGATGTCATATCCATTAATGGCGGGACAGCAAAATAATCACTATCCGGGTGCTGTCGCGGTGTGGCATCTTAATGAAAATACCGGAACCGCAATTAGTGATTCCAAACTTAATGTGTGGAAAGGAACGGCAACTTCGGTTGCGTGGGTAACAGGAAAATATGGTTCTGCCTGTTCGTTTGGTGGTTCCGCATATATACTTGTGCCGTTCGGTGTCGCAAATTATTCTAATATAAGTATATGTGAATGGATAAAAATGGGGACGGGAAATGTTAATGCCGGACTGGCTCTGGGCTGTTTTTCGTCTGCGAACGGGAAAGGTTTCGGGGCTTTTTGGCATAACACCGAGGGCGCGGCGTGGCAAGGCGGGGACGGGGCAAGTTGGCCCGCCGCGTTTAATGTTAATATTCCGCTCGCTTCTTTGCCGGTAGGTAAATGGTCCTTCCTTACCCTGGTGGCCGGCGTTGGAAACGCCGCTTGTTATGTTAACGGTGTATTTGTTTCCGGCAAGGGTGCTACTGCCATTAGCCCCTGGACCGGTGCAAACGCTATTGTTGGAATAGGCGCTTATGGGGACGGTTCTGCATCTTCATTTACAGGATATTTCAAGGGATCAATAGATGATATAGGAATATATAATGCCGTTTTGTCAACCGGGCAAATAGTAAATTTATATAAAAGTATGAAAGCCAAGTATGAATAAATTAATTACAGGTATAGTAATATTCTTTTTTTCTTCGTTATCTTTTTGTCAGGTAGCCGAGCAGTTTCTTATAAATGTATCTTGTTTTACTCCCGCGCAGATAACCGCCTTGTATTCAATGGGGATAAAAAATATATCTACTGCCAAGGGACAGCCGTATCGCGTAACATCAATCCTTGCTACTCCCACGACAAAATGGCTTTTGGCGACAGTTGTTATTTCGTCGGCAACTGAAAGAGTATCATTAAGCGGGTGGATTTCACAGGGAAAAGTAATAAAAATGGCTGATTATAATGTTTACATGGATTATTCAAAACCATTCCCGACAAAAGTATCATCAGTAACGATATATCGTGATTATCCCACGGATTATTATAAAATAAAGTAGGGAGGTACTATGGGTTTTGGAATATATTTGCTTGTTATTTGCGCGATTATCCCGGCGGTTTGCATACATATTTGTCTGGCGTATGAAGTAGAAATAAAACAATGGCTTAATGGATTGTTCCGTATGTCCGAAAAACAGGCGCGAAATACTTATGAATATTATCATAAACACGGATAAACGGACTGTTCCAGAGAGTAACGCTCTACAATAGTGGGTATGTAGTCAGCCTGATAGAGATAACTGAAAACTATCAACTGACAGAGGAAGAAATGGAACTGATTGAGGCGGCGGAGGAGATAAAATAATGGAAAATATTATTTTTATAATATCAATTTTAGTTTCAATTTGCACTATTACAGGGTTTCTACTTACCTTGAAAAATTTATCTAATATTAAAAGTAATTGCATTAATACTTTACAAAATGAAATGGTAGTAGTTAAAGATGCGCTTAAAACTTTAAGAGTAGATGCATTTATTGAAAAGATGACACAAGTAGAAAAGAGATTAGAAGATGGTAATAAAAGATTTGAAAAAATAGATGGAAAATTTAATAATGCTCATGATGAATTAATTGAGATAAGAGAAAGAATTGATGGAATAGGAGAAAGAATGACTCATCATTATAGTAAAAATGAAGGATTTCAAATAGAAGTAAGAGGAGATATACAAAAACTTTGGAAGGAAATTGTCGAAATAAAAACAAAGGAGAATTAAATGAAAAAAATTTTAATCGGATTTGTTTTAGGAATCATATTTTGTTCGGCAGTTTCTTATGCGGCTTTTACTTATAAGAAAACTATTAATGAATCTTGGAATGGTATAGTGAATCCTGGCGAAAGAATTATGGTTTTAGATACGAAATGTACTAAGGTTATTGTTTATCCTTCAACTTCAAAAATAGTTGATATTAAATTAGGATTAACTGAAACTTTAAGAGTTAATATGGTATTACAAAAATGAGTAGTTATAAACTTTCCGATTTTGATAGTTCAGTTGATATAAGATTAAAGCAGGCAGGAGATGGTGCAAGTACTGATCCTCTTACTACTGCTCAAATAGATTCTATTATTCAAACGGATGCTATAAATATTTATTCAAAACATAAACCATATTTAAAAACTTCTGATTATACCGCAAATAGTTCTTATAGTATTGCTATAAATAATACGAATTTCCCTTCTTGGCTTGAAGGATTTTCAGATATAAAATTTATAGAATATCCTGCTGATGAAAGTCAAGATCCAAGAGATAATGAAATTGGTTTTGATGGTTGGATGTATTATGAAAAATCAAGTATTAAATATGTTAGATTTCTTAATGAAACTCCTTCTTCTGGGACTATAAGATTTACATTTACGGTAAAACATTCTATTGCTGCATCTGCTACTGATACGCTTTTTTATGATAATGATTTCGGAGTATTTTGTGATTTAGCAACTTCGATTTGTGCTATGTGCATTGCTTCTAAATATGGATATTTTACAGATTCAACTATTGGAGCAGATGCTGTTGAATATAGGAATAAGAGTGATGTATGGAGAAGTATTTCAAAGAATTTTTTTGAATCTTATATGAGGTATATGTTTCCAGATATTTCTGCTGCATTTATTCAAAAAGATATGGATACAAAATTTGGGGAATTAAATTTATCAAGATTAACTCATGATTCAGGGACAAGATAATGGCGGATTTTAAGATAGAAATTAAAACTAATTTTTCAGGATTGCTTAAAAAAGATTTCAATAAAACTATGAGAATTTTTGAGGAAGAACTTAGGAAAGTTTTTGAGGAAGGACTTGCTTTTTTAGAAAGTAAAGTAAAACAAGGAACTCCGAATTGGAAAGGTCATTTAGTTGATAATATAGCAAGAGGACAAATAAGAGGTTCAGGTTTAGGAATTTACGGTTCAGTTTTTACTAATGTTGTTTATGGAGAATTTATCGAATCTGGATTCCCTACTCATGCTTTTCCAAATTTTTATAATCTCGCAGATTGGGTGAGGTCAAAATTAGGACTAGAGGGAACGGATTTATATTTAGTTACAAGAACTATTGCGAGAAATATTGCTAATTCAGGAATATTAGGAAAGCACATGTTTGAAAAAGGTTGGGAAGCAGGAAAACTTGAGATTCCTAAAATGGTAGAAAAAGCAGAAAAAAGAATTATTGAGCGGTGGGATAAAGAATGAGTAATTATTCTGATGTTATCGGAGCAATTGATACTACTTTAAAATCCGCAACTGGAGTTATAGATGCTAATGTTTTTAAATTTCAAAAACTTACAAGAGATTACGCATCTTATATTACTGCTTTTAAAGATACGACAAATTCTGTAATTCATGGTTATATAATAACGAGAGCAAGTTTTAATGAAGAAAGGGAAGCAAGTAGGTCAAATACAAGAATTACGAAATGGATTATTAGGGGTTATTATTCATTAGGAGATGCAGGTTCAACAGAAGCAACTTTTCAGGGAATTATTGATGCTATTTCAACTGCTTTTTCTGCTGATCCTACTTTGGGAGGGAAAGTTTTAACAGTAGAAAATTTTAATCTTGATAAATTTGATGCTGGAATGTGGGGAGATGTTCTTTGTCATTTTGCGGAAATGAGTTTGAATACTTTAGAACAGATAAATTATTAGGGAGGGAAAGTGCTTATAAAATGGATATATCCTGAAAGTGAAGAAATACTAGGAATTAGACGAAATAAGGGAGATGTATTTGAGATAGGGGAAAGTATAGCCAAACAACTTGAAAGTCAAAGGAAGGGGCAAATACAGAGCAAAAAACAGGGTTCTAGTGAGATTATAGATGAGAAAGATAATAAATCTAAAGGGAAAGTAAAATAGGGAGGTATTATGGGCGGGACGACTGGAAAACTGACACATTTAGGAGTAGCACCAGAAGTAACTTTTGGGACAGCAGCAGGAGCAACTTCTTATCTGAAATATAATTCAGAATCTATTGGATTAACGATAGAAGATTTAGTAGAAGGTTCACTAAATGCTATTAGAGATGAAGGTGCTTCTTATGAAGGATTAAATAGTATAGCAGGAGATACTACTCATGAAGTTCATCCAGCAGGAGTTGGAATTTTGCTTCGTTCTGCTTTGGGTGCCCCGATAACCACTAATAATACCGGGAGTTATACTCATGTTTTTACTCCTCTTGCAACCAGGAATAGGACTACTGGAACTGCTATTGCGGGAACAGGAGCGACTACCATTAATGTTACAGGAACTCCATGGGTTGCAAATGATTATATTGGTAGATGGTGTCATATTATTACCGGAACTGCGGCAGGGCAGACGGTTACAATTACCGCAAATTCTACTTCGGCATTAACAATAGCGACAACTTCTCCGGCGGCAGCTTCAGGTGATACTTTTGAAATCCTTGATGGACCTGCTCATTGTGCTTTACCTCCTTATACTATTGAAGTTCATAGAGATATGGTGGGAGCAACTCCGGCGTTTCAATATAAAGGAATGGTGATTAATAATCTTTCTTTTACTCTTGGAGTTGGTTCAAAAATTATGACTTCAACAGCTTCTTGGCTAGGACAAAATTATGCTAATATTGCCGCGACTACTCCAACACTTCCAACGACCGCTCCTTTTATTTGGGATAATGCGATTTTAGGGGTTGGATTAGCAACTTCTGAAACCGCTACTGCTGGTTCTACTTCTACTCTTACTCATACCGGGGCAGGTTGGACGGTAAATGCTTATACTGGGTATCTTGTTTTAACTACGGCAGGAACTGGAGCAAATCAATGTAGAAAAATTGCTTCAAATACTGCCGAGATATTAACTGTAACTCCAAATTTTTCAGTTACCCCAGATAATACTACTGTTTTTAAAGTTTTTTATGCTTGTAATTTAGCTGAAACAATTACTTTTGGTTGGAATAATGGTTTAGTAGGAGTTCCGACTTTAAATAATACGAATTATATTTCAGCGATTTTGAATGATGGATATAGAACGGGAACGATTTCTAAAACTATTATTCCTGAAGATGTTGTTGATTTTTCTACTTATTACGCAGGATGGACTACAAGGGAATGGTGTTTATATTTTCATGGTGCTGCAATTACCGGGGCACATTATTATGATTTAGTTATGTATTTTCCGAAAGTGCTTTTCACCGCTTACCCGATTAATGTTGGTGGTGCCGGAAGGATAACAGTTGCGGCAGGTGCGAAAATAAAATATGATAGTACGCTTGGATATTTCGCAAAAGTTATCTTGCAAAACAATACGGCGAGTTATTAAGTTTTGATTTAAATGTTCTCTCTTTATTAAGGTTGCGGTTTTAAGAAGCAAATTAAAGAGAGCGCTGTTTGGTTGGGTAGATTTTTCAACCACAAAGCGCTCTCTATTTTTTTTAAAAGGAGTTTTTAAATGGGAATTAAAGATGATTACCTTGAAAAATTTGATAAGCAATTGAAGAAAGTTTTTTATAAATTCCCGAAAAAGAGTATTTTTGAAAAGCAAGAGAAATTGAAATTTATAATTAAACCTATTCTTGCTATTGATTTATTTACAGATAAAATGAAAGAAGAAATTTATAAAGAAATGGCAGTTGGGCAGAATTATGAAAATGCGAGTAGAGTTGTAGCTGAAAATTTTAAGAAAAATTTACTTTCCCTTGATTCTGATTCGTTCTGTAAAATGTTTTTTGAGAAAGGTATTGTTTATCCTAAATTAGTAGAAAAAGAAAATGATTTGAAAGATGATGAACTTCCTTTTAAATTACTTACTTTGGATATTAAAGTTTTTTTAATGAAAGAACTCGTAAAAATATCTCCTATTTTTGAGAGGGCATAATGGCTTCTTTACTTGAAATAATTTTACGCGCATCTGGTGGAGATTCAGTAAAAGGGGAACTTGGAAAAGTTACCTCTGGTGCTGATACCGCTACTAAGATTTTTGGTGCTCTTGGTTCTATGTTATCAGTTGGGGTTTTAGCGAAAGGGATCAAGGATTGTATTACTGAATTTGGAAAAGCAGAACAGGCAGCGGTTAAATTAAATTCCGCTTTAAGAAATCAAGGAATTACAGGAAAAGGAACTGGAGAAGCATTTATAAAACAGGCAGAAGATTTAATGTCTTTAACTACCTATACTCATGAAGCAATTACCGAAGGGCAGGCACTTGCTTTAAATATGGGAGTTCAGGCAGATACGATAAAAACTATTACTCCATTAGTTTTAGATTTTGCATCTGCTATGGGGATGGATTTAGAAACTGCTTTTAGGATAGTAGGAAAAGCAGCTCTTGGCGAAAATGATATGTTGAAACGTTATGGAATTATAGTAGATGAAAATGAATTAAAAACGAAAGGATTTAATGCGGTATTAGAAACTTTACAAAAGCATGTTTCAGGAACAGCGGAATTATTAGCAAAAAGTGGGACAGGGCAATTAAAACAATTCCAAAATAATTTAGATGAATTAAAAGAAACTGTTGGTGAAGCTCTTATTCCTAGTTTAACGGATTTATTAGGAACGATAAATAAAGTTACAGAAGCATTGACAGGTTCTAATAAAGAAGCTGAAAAGCAACTAAAAGATACTGATAAAATTACGCAATTTCTAAAAGATGAAAATGTAGAGTTATGGAAAAAGAAGCACGTTACTATGTTAGTTCAAGATGCTTCAAGGGAATCCGCACTTGAATTTATAGAAGGAACTAAAAAGGAAATTGCTGTAACAAAAATAAAAGTTGAAATTTCAAAAGAAGAATCAAAAAAACTTAAAGAAATAAGAGATAAAGAAGCGAAAGATAAAAAAGAGAAATTAGAAAAAGAAATAAAAGACGTGGAGGAACTTGCTGAAAAGAAAAAGCAGCTTTATCTTGATACATTAGATAGTGCTATGGATGTATCAGAAAGAACGGCAGCATTAGGTGAATCTCTTTTTGAACTTCAAACGATGGGAATTGAGAATGAAAAAACTGCTGCATTAAATTCTTCTGAAAGTAAATATAAAGCGGAAAAAGATAGGATAGAAAAAACTGTTACAGATGAAAAAGCAAAAAAAGAATTATTAGCATCTCTTGAGCAAAGTTATGCGGCAGAAGTTGAAAATATAAAAACTAATGCTGATAATGAAACAAAAAAAAGAAGGGAAGCACTTAAACCTCTTATGATAGCTGAAGCAACCGCGAATACGGCTCTTGGAGCGACGAAAGCATTTGCGGAGGGTGGAGTTTTAGGATTTATTACTGCTGCATTAGTTACTGCTGCTGGACTTGTAGAAGTTGCTAAAATTCAAGCGCAACAATTCCAGGGAGGAGGAACTATTCCTGGAGCAGAAGGAACTCCGGTAATGATTATGGCTCACGGAGGAGAAAAAGTTTCAACTCCACAACAGCAAGAAAGAGAAAGTTCAGGAAATAATGTTTACCTAACGGTACATATAAATGGAACTCTTATTGAGGGAGATGAAGCGAAGTGGGATAAGGTTACGAGAGAGCATATTTTTCAACCACTTCAAAGATTACTTAAAAAAACAGGTCAGCAATTTATAGGATAGGAGAAAATTATGAGTAATGAAATTTTGAAGAACGATAATTCAATAACTTGTGATTGGGCGGACATAACAAGTGCTACGGCATATCATATTCAGGTAAGTAAATCTTATATCGATTTCAGGGCTACGCTTCTTGTAGATGACAATGCGTTAGCAGTTTCAACTAAATCTTTTACAGCGACAGGAAATGGAATTTATTATTGGAAAATAAAACCTTATATTTCAAGTTGGCAACCATGGAGAGAAGTAAATTCATTTATAATAAATACTTCTTTGGCTGGAGATGTTGTTTCGACTGGATGGGCTTTTGTAAATAAAGCAGATTATTCTGATTATTATTTGTTTGAAGAACAGCCATTAAATCAACCTCAAGATATTCATCAACATTATTTTGAATCTTCAAGAAGGAATAGGGCTGGAAATTTAATTACGGAATTTAAAAATACGAAAGATAAAATTTCATTATCAATAGGAAAACCATTTTTAGGTTCAAATCAGAAAGCGGAAACAATGAGATTTCATAATTTACATACGAGTTTTTATTTAGTTACGAGATATAATAATCAACTTGTAAATGATTATGTGTTTCGTGCTTGGGAAGTAATTTTTTCTTCACCTCCGCAGCTTGATGTTGTAGGTGGAACATTGGAGTTTGAAGAAATTTAATTGGAGGTGTACTATTCCTTGTTTAATTTTTGACCCGGCTTCAGCAGTTTTACCTACAACAAATCCTGCGGCTTTAGTAAAGACTAATGGAACAAATCATACATTTAATGAACTTGATTTTGATACTACTACTGATGAATCTTGTTATTGGATTTTTCAGATGGATGAATTTTATGATAGTGGAGCGATACAGATTCATGTTTTCTGGAAAGCTGCGGCGACAACCGGAAGTGTAGTTTGGCAGGCAAATCTTTTAGGTAGAGTTGATACTGAAATTTGGGATACTGCTTTGGGAAGTGCTTCATATATTCAAGATACTGTACAAGGAACTACTGAATATTTATCGAAAGCCACGATTGATATTGCTTCAACAGGATTGAATCCTTCTGATTTAGTTATTCTAAAAATTTCAAGAGATGCGGATGGAACAGGTGGAACGGATAATATGGCAGGAGATGCAAGACTTTTGAATGTTATTTTAGAATTTACCGTAAGGAATTAAAATGATTAGGGTTTCAAATGATTATTGGAATGATTTAATTGACCAGCAGATAGGTTCTAAACCTCTTGATAAGGTTGAGATTGAACTTACTACTAATGTTTGGACTGATATAACTGTTCAATATTTAGGTGGAGCAACTTATGACCAGCAAAAAGAACTTGCTCCTGATAAAATTTCTGCTGGTGATACGAGATATTCTTTTGATAACTCTTCCGATACTTTTACTCCTACAATAGCAACTTCAATTTTTTATGGAGTAGTATATATTGGAAAGAAAATAAGATTTTCGGAAGGTTTTGAAAACGTGGGATATTATACTGAATCAATTATGTATATTAAAGATATAAAACTAGATATGGATGAAAGAATTTGTTATCTTTTTTGTCAAGAGGGATTACAGAGAATTATTGATGAAGAACTTAATGAACCAAATACTTCTTTAATTCCTTCTTATGTGGGAACAGGAAATGGAACTATTTCAAGCATATCAATTTTACCATTTGCAGTTGTATCAGAAACATGGACAATTGCTTGTACTCTTGGTGGAGCAGATGGGGTTGCTACTTTTTCAGCAACAGGTTCAGTAACCGGGCTTTCAGGGACAACATGGATAAGTGGAACGGAAAATTCAGATACTACTCATGGAATAAAATTTACTATTAAAGCTGGAGCAATAGTTTGGGTTATAGCAGATACTTTTACTTTTACAACAAGGCAATTTCCTGAATGGACTACAACTAATCCAGGAAAAATTATTTGGAGTATTTTAACAGGTTATGGATATGATTCAGGGACAATAGATACTTGGAGTACTGCTGTTTTTTCTTTTGACCATACAAAATCAGATGATAATGTTGATATAAATTATAAATCTTTTACAGAAGCTATTTCGGCTATTGATAATGATTTGACTGGATATATTCCTTTTAATAAAAATGCTTCAGAAACTATTGAAGAAATTATTGTTCATTTTTTAGGTTCAATTTATACAGATAATAAAGGTAGAATTTCTTTATCAGCATATCAACCGAGTTTCGGAGAATCACTTTTATATAGGGAATTTGCAGATACTAAAAAGATTTTTTCTTTAAATATGGAAGGAGATTCATCTAAAATTATAAATAGAGTTACGGTAAATTGTAAAAGGTCAGTATCTTGGGCTTGGAGTGAAGTAGAAGAAACTCTTGATGATAAATATGTAAATCAAAATACTAATTCAATAACAACCTTTGGATTAAGAAATCCTTTTACTTATGATGATAAAACTTGGTATTCAGTAAATCATGCTGCGCAACAATGGTTTGCGGATAGAATTATTGATAAATTTGGCGGACTTCCTGAACTTCCTTTATCAATTGAATTTGATACAGGACTTGATGGAATGAAAATGAATTTAGCAAATAGAATATTTGTAACAGATTTAGGAGCAAATTTATCTAAAAAATTATTTGAAGTTATAGGAATAAAAAAAGATTTTGAATCTAATCCTAAAAATATAAATATAGTAGGTTCATATATAAATACATCAGGGATTGGTTGGTGCTTCCTTGGTTCAAGTATAGATGAGGGGGATGGTATATCTCCTCAAACAGCAGATTATGATTCTGCGACATTGTCAGATAAAAACTTTTGTTATTTATCAACTACGGGAAGTACGACACAGCCACTTTATTATTTATGGTAAGGAGATAAAATGAGAACTTTATTATTAGAATTAAAAGTAAAAAAGATTATTTCTTGCTATGAAAGTACAGGAATACCTTTACATCAAGAATGTCCTTTTGGAAAAACTGAAATTGATACTCAATGTAATATATGTGTAAGAAAAAACGAAAAAATAGTTGAAATTAAAACTGAAAAAGAAACTCAATATATATTTAAGGGTTGGAAAAAGGAATTATTTAAAATTCTTTTTAGGGGAAAATAAATGGCATATACTGATTTAAGTTCAACTTTTATTTACAAGGCATTACTGACTTATCAAAATTTAGATGCCCTTGCTGAGAATGATAAAGAAATGTATGTTAGTGGAAATTTTTTATTCTCTCCGGCAAAAGCTAGATATTATGCTATTAATCCTTATGATCTTGCTCCTCATGATCAGAATGTAAATTTTAGTATTCATGCAGGGCAATATGCTCAAAGCGTTTCAAATACTGTTGCTGCTTACTGTGGATGTCCGATTCAATTTCCCGATGGTACCGTTGTTACGAGCCTTAAGGTTTATTGGTACCGGACAGATGCCGTATCGTCCGGAACTTGCGCTCTTGAAAGAGTTACACTGACAGACGGAACGATTACAACAATGGCAAACGCTGATTCAGATTCATCGGCAGGAAACCATTCAGTCGAAGATACTACTATTGCTTCAGCAACAATTGACAATACTTTATATTCATACCAATTGGATATAGGTATTGATCCAAATGATTCTGCAGCAGAGGTTGCCTTTCGAGCGGCGGTTATTACTTTTACAATAACAACTCCGATGCCATGAGGTTTTATGAGTTACTCTGATTTATCGACGACATTTAAGTACAAAACATTATTGAAATATTCAATGATGGATGCCCTTGCTGAAAATGATAAGGAGATGTATATAAGTGGAAACTTTGCATTTTCTCCGGCTAAAATAAGATATACAACATTAAATATTTATGGATACCAATTACATGATCAGGATGTTTCATATTATGTTTATGCCGGACAATATGCCGGAGCTCATCCAGCCGATACTGCTTCAGCTGGCTATCCAGTTCACTTACCCCATGGTGCAATAATAACAAAGATCAAATCTTTTTATTATAATTCATCTCCTACTGCAGTTAATGCTGTAACGACATTATGTCAGAGGGTTCTACTTACTGACGGAACTATTAACTCAATGTCCAACACAAGTTCACTAGCCGGAATGACAGGGAACTATTCAGTTGAAACTACAACAATTGATTACGCAACTATTAGTAATACGACTTATTCATACCTTATTCTCACATATATTTATTCTGTTGATATTTATTATCGCGGGAGTGAGATTACATATACAATTACATCCCCGCATCCGTGAGGTAAAAAAAATGTTTAAAATTTTCAAAGATTATTTTGAGAATATGAAGTATAAACAGGGTTATTATTTTATGATTAAAAGAAATATTACATATAGATATTATAATTATGAATCTTAGGATATTTGCCGGGTTCATGGATTAGTGAGGTTTTAGGTGAAAAAAATAATATTTATTATTTTATTTATGGGATTTACTATTATTCCTTTTAGAAATTTAGCAGTAAATCAAAATGTAATACATAGTTTTAATAATAATATTGGAATAAATATGCAATTTTTAGAACAGAAAAATTATAAAATGACAAAGACTGATAAAATATTAATTATTATTGTTTCAATATATATGATAAATGGAATTAATCAGTTATATGGAAAATAATAAGAGGTTTTATGTTTTCTTTAATTAAAGGTTATTTTTTAAACAGGAAATTTAGACCTCGTATAATTCAAACCTATATAAAAGAAATTAAAGCTATGGATGTTATAGAAGCGAATAAAGGTTTATTTAATGATGATATGTTAAGGTGGAAAAATTTCACTTATATTATCGAACATCATAGTTTTACGAAAGATGAGCAAATAAAAGATATGGATGCGATTTGGAAATATCATACTTCTTATAGGGTAGATTATGAGATAGTTTCAAAAGCTGAATATTTTAAAATGCAGAAAGAAGGAAAAGGGAAAGTTTTTGAATTACCAGATTTAACGATAGGATATAATGCTTTAATAGAAGAAGTAAATAATAAATTGATGGTTTATTCGGGCAGACCTTTAACTATGAACGGAGCGCACACTAAAAAGTGGAATGATAAAGCGATAGGAATTTGTTTATGTGGATGTTTTGATATTATGGAGCCATCATCTGAAAAGTATGAAGTTTTAGCAATTACTACGAAAAAATATATGAAGGTTTTTAATATACCTATTGAAAATGTTTTAGGGCATAGGGAAGCAAATTTATTGGTAGATTTACCATATAAGAGTTGCCCAGGAAAGAAATTTGATCTTGATAAGTTTAGGAATTTAGTGCAGAAAATTCCTGATTCAAAGCTAATTTAAAAGGAGGAAATTATGGATGGAGATTTTGCTAAACAAGTTTCGGAGTTGATTTCACAGTATTTTGGGGTTATGGGGAAATTTATCAATGTTCAGATTATGCTTTCAATTTTTATTCTGCTTGAATTTGTGAAAAAGGTTATTTCTATTTTATCTAATCTTTTTAAATTCAAGGTGAATATTCCAAATGATTGTTACCCTATTATTTCTATTCTACTTGGTTTCGGATTATCATTTATAAAACCTCTTTCAGTAGGGATTCTTGAAGGGGTTTTTTCAGGGATTGCATTAACAATTCTTTATGGATATTTTGAGAAAGTGCTTGATAAAATAGGAGGTTCAAATGGAAAGTAAGGAACTTGCAAAAAAGATTTCAGATGAAATCGTGCAGTATCCATCAATGGTTCAGAATCTTATTAAGGGAACCTTGGATGTGATGAAAAATGAGGTTAAAGAAGGGAAGATTATTTTATCTGAATTGTTTGAAAGTGAAGAAAAATTCTTACAGACAATTACAGACATAATTGACTTGAACACGAATACTGGCGTGTTAGATCCGTTTGATAATAAGTTTATTAGACAAGCGGTGGATAGAACTATTAAACCTATGTTAATTAAGTTTTTTGGGGTGGACTGGTTATCCGATCTTCGTAAAATCTTTTCCTAATTAGAAATTAAAAAAGAGAGAGCCAAGCATCATCCTTCCTGATGCATCCCTTTCAAGGGAACTCTCTTTTTTTTTATGTCCTCTTGACAAGTAATTACAGACTTAATATAATCCTTATATAAAGGAGGGCTAAAAAATGGAAAAATCAAAAGTTTTGCAGATAAGGATAGAGCCGGATTTGCTTCTTAAATTCCAGAGGTTTTCGGAGAGTAAAAACATCACAATGTCAGAATTGCTAATTCAACATATTGCTATCCTTATTAGAGAGGATAAAAAGAGGAAAAAATGATGATATATAGTATTAACTATCTTGTAATTACCCAAATGTGGATATTTTTTAAAAACCCTTGACTTTTATGTAATTACAGGTTATAATATAGTATAGTAGATAGTAAATAAAAGACTTGCCGGAGGCGCGAAGATGAAAAGAGCTAACAGAAAGATGAGTTACAAGGTTACATGGATTTGTGGGAAAGAAGTAAGTTTTAGCTCTCCTAAAAGGTTTTCCACGAAAGAAGCAGCGATTGATTTTGCAGAGGAAGTAAATAAGGGTTCTGCTTATCCTTCTGATTTCGCTGTTTTTGAAGTTAGGAAATTAATATAAGCAGAAAGCAAGGACTCACCAAACGCCGGAGGTGTTACAAATGAACAGCATCAATGTAAATTTTAAAAAAGGCGATGTGGTTATTTTGGAAGAAGGGTATTTTAAAGATAACAAACATCATAAAGAAACAAGTCGAATGTTTAATGTATTGAATGGTGATGGCATGGACGTTTATCATATAGGAACCATGATAGATGGTAAAAACATAAAGACAGGTGAGAAAATAAGATTTTCCGGCATGTTTATTGAACGCAAAATATAAGGAAGCACAAAAACGCCGGAGGACAGATGTTAATAAAGGAAATAACACGAATTTTGAAATCAATGTTTGATGAATACCAAACAGGACGTAAGTTTGGTGTTTGGGTTTCTGCTGTTTCTTATCCGAAGTCAATGACAACAAGACCTCCGGAATTTGAAAAAATAAGGGAAGAAATAAAAGCGCATATTCAATTAACTTTAAAAGATGAAAGAGTAAGAAAATCATTTCCTGATTTTCCTGATTTTGAAGTTAGGGAAATTAATTATAAAACAGGAATGAAAAAATGGACATGGTGGGTAACATTTAAGTTGCAAGAAATAATAAAGGATAGGGGAATAGATAGTTATAAAATAAGGAAAGTATAATATATAAGGAAAGGGAAACACAAAACGCCGGAGGATGAAAAATTATGGAAAGTAAAGGAAGCGTAATTTATGCGGAAAGTGCGCAATTAGGAAATTATTACATTACAGAAAGGTCGAAAATCGTAGTGAAGGTTTTGAGGGCTTCAAAGAAAAAGGGGTTCATTATTCTTGAAAGTTTAGCAACCGATAATGAAGTGGAGGTTGCTGGCGGATATCTATTAAGGGAAGTAAACCAAGAGGAGGTAGTAAAGGACATGGAAAAGAAGAAAGGGAAAGAGAAAGTGAAGAAAGTGAAAGCAAATGGAAACGGGAAGGTGGAGGAAGGGAAAAAGGGGAGAGAGAGAACACCCTTTATTGAGTTTGAATTACTCGCTCCTGCTTTCAGTTCAGGGAATCCTGTCAAGGTGAAGGAGATTCTGGAAAAGGTGAAAGTGGAAGCCACGAAATGTTCTCCTTACATCAGGGTTTACGCGGCTCTTCGGAAATACGCGAAAGAAGGGCTTGTGAAAGACCTCGGAAAAGCGACTTTTCAGCTTGTAAAGAAATAAGAGTAGAAGTGTATTGCCGGAGGAAAAGAGTATGAATACCCTATTATCCATATTGAATGGCTCAAATGACCAGCGAGAGGGCACAAATAGGGCTTCTAATGGGGTATTTAGAAGTTCTTTCCTTATATATAAAGAGAGTTCAGGAAGTCTAAGGGGACAGGGGTTCACACCAAGCTCTCCAGAGCTTACCTCCGGCAAGGTTAACCCTGTCCTTGAAAATAAAGTAGGGAAAAGATATAAAATCTATGAAAGAGGAGGTGAATAAAAATGACTGATTTACTTTATGTTGAAAATGATGAAGTTGCAGAAAATGCGGAATCAGATATCAAAAAGAAGTTTCCAGAAATAGTATGCCATCGGGTTTATGATGATATTCATGGAACAAGAATTGAAATATCATCAGAACATATTACTCTGGATGAATGGTTTAGGTTTTTAGAAAAACTAAGATGTACTTCAATGAGTTTGAGTTATGGACTTAATAATAGGTAAAAAGGAGAAACTAAAATGGTAACTAAAAATAAAGAAGTTGAAGAAATAGAAGAAGTTTTTGAATACCTGGATGGGTTAAGAGAATCAGGAGTTACGAATATGTTCGGAGCAAGACCTTATGTTGAAGAAGAATTTAGTTTTGGGAAACAAAAAGCAGGTGATTTACTTTCAAAATGGATGAAAAGTTTTGATGGTAAAACTTCCGCTTTAGCAAGAGCGGAGAAAGTATTTGCTGATGAATTAGGGAAAGAAATCTAAGTATAGGAATCAAAAAAATAAAAGGAGAATTAAAATGGTTGCTAATATTGATAAGATGATGTATGTTGGAGAAAAGCCGTGGCACGAACAGGGAATAAAGTTAGATAAGATTGCGACAAGCAAGGAAGCAATGGAAGCAGCAGGACTTGGGTGGGGAGTAGAGAAAAGAGATATTTTTATTTCATCAAAAAAACAAGTAGGATTATATCAGAAAGTTGAAGGAAAATTTTCTACTGTAAGGGAAGATAAAGAGATCCCACTTGGTATAGTTGGGAAAGTTTATCAACCTTTACAGAACAAAGATGCTTTTTCTTTCTTTGACGGGATAGTTGGAGTGAAAGAAGCTATGTATCATACGGCTGGAAGTTTAGGGAAAGGGGAAAAAGTTTGGATATTAGCGAAGTTGCCGGGTTATATTAAGGTAGTAAAAGATGATATAATTGAAAAATATCTTTTGCTTACTAATAGCCATGATGGAACTTCGGCGGTTGAAATGTTGTTTACTCCTATAAGGGTTGTATGTCAAAATACTTTGAATCTGGCGATTTCAACATCAGAGAAAAAGATAAATATGCGACATATGGTTTTGGTGATGAGTAAAATTGACGAAGTAAGAAAACAACTTGGGATTATAAAGTATCAGTATGATATGTTTGAGGAACTCTCAAAGAAAATGACTACGATTCAGATGAATAAGAAAAACTTTGATGAATTCCTTGAAAAGATAGGGCTTATAACAAAGGATGAAGAAAATAAGTTATCAACAAGAGCTGAACATGTAATACAGGAAGTTACCCAACTCTATGAACATGGGAGAGGAAATGACCTCATAGGAGTTAGAGGAACTTTATGGGGAGCAGTAAATAGTGTTATTGAGTATGTTGATTATGGAAGGACTTCTAATCCTGAAAAGAGAGCCAAAACAATACTCTATGGTTCAGGAGCATTACTAAAACAGAAAGCGTGGGATTATGCGACTGAAATATCTAAATAGAATAAGGAGATAATATGATTATAAAAGCAAAATGTTCATTTTGTGGGAATGAGGATATATCGGTTGTCAATTCATTGGCATAAAATGTAGCGATTACTCTGCAAGGAGGATTGAAATGGCGATAGGTAAATGTGAGTATGTTTGTGGTGGATGTGGATTTTTGGTAGATATGACAGAAAATCCATCAGAATGTCCAAGGTGTTATACTGTCATAAATATGTTACTCCCCCTCCCCGTTGAGCCGGTAGAGGTATGCGAGAGTTGTAAGGGCAGTAAAATTGACCCCGAAGAAAAACATCACACTCCGCTTGATGGTGGTGCGCATTATCCTTGCCCCGTCTGTCTTGGAACCGGCAAGAAGCCCCTCCCCGAGCCGAAGGTGGGGAGTATATCAAAAGAGAAATTACTTGAAATGGCCAAGGAGTATTTATCGGTGACATCCGATGAAGAATTACTTTCAAAAATCTCATCCCTTTCCCCCGCCCCCACCGAGATATGTGAATTTGATAAACATGGGGCTTGTCATGCAAGGGTATGTTATTCATCGCAGAAATGTAGTGCAAAGGATAAAGACGGCGGGATATGTATGGTAGAAGATGTAGATAATTGCAAGGTTTGTGGGTTGGCTGATTTCATATGTATGGCCCGAGATAATAACGCTTCTGAATACGACACCCCCGCCCCTCATCCGTCAGGAACTATTTTATCTGTGTTGGATGAGTTAATAGAGCCGGTATATCCGCGTGAACGGATAGAAAAATCCAAGCAGACCGCCCTCGCCCAGATAGCCGAGATACGGAGAGGGGAGTGGGAACGGATAATAGCAAAGATAAAAGAGAAAAAACTGGTGCATTTTAATGCTGGAATTGAAGAAGCCATAGATATTATCCGCCGAGAACTGAACAGGGAACAGGAGGGGAAATTATGAGTAAGCAACTGATTGAAATTGAAGATGTGTTTGAATATTTGATTGAGGGTTGCGATTTAGAGTGTATCAATAGCAAGGGTTCAAGACATTGTGATAGTTGTGAAATACATAAACGTGCTATTGGTATATACAAATCCCTCATCTCCGAAGCCAAGAGAGAAGAACGTAGAAAAATTGGAGAGGAACTACTGAAACTCGAACGGTCGGGAGGATGGCAGGATTGCGATGATATGGTAGTAGAATCGGCAATAGTCCGTCGCATCTGCCACACCGACAGGGAACAGGAGAGGATTAATGAGAAAGGTTAAGTTAGATTTTCTTGTTTGCCAAGATGAACTGGATAAATGTTACGTTCCCAACGCTGTCCGCATACGGATAATAGACCCGGACACAATATTTTTAACGGGAATATTTGGTGAAAGCGGGCGAAAAATGGTGAAAGCCGGGGTAGAGTTTTATTTTACCCGCCGGATTGCTGTAAAATTAATCTCAAAAGGAATAGCGGTCGAGGTGAGAAAACAGGAAAAGGGGGAATAATGCACGGACTATCAATAGAAATAAGGTTGAAACACTATTTGAAATATGGGGTGAATCCAACAAGAGTTAAACGGGGATTGAAGAAATTATCATGGAAAGAATATAGAGGCGATGTGTGGGTTAATGCTGAACAATCCGATAAAAAGGTGTACAAACTGGTCGAGGTCAAGCCGTCAAAGGGAGGGAAGAAGAATGGATAGCAAAGACATAGTATTTATGTTGCGTTTAATAAGCCTGCAGTTAGCGTTTCTTACGGGCATTGTTTTTATTATGGCAGTTACATAGTGGTCCGCAAGGGCTGACAGGGGGTAAGTATGCAGACTAAATACGTCGTATCGCTTGAACTGGCGAAGAGGTTGAAAGAGTTGGGTTGCAAACAAGAGAGTGATTTCTATTGGGAGCAGACGATAGGTGGCGACCAAGAACAAAGAGGAGAGGCGACGCTTACCACAAGACACTTGAAAGAGTGTTGCGAGAAAGATAAGGCATTAAGGTTTATCCCCGCTTACCACGTTGGGGAGTTGGGGGAACTTTTGAAAGGGTTTTGCACAACGAGTTATATGTGCAATATCCGAAAGCAGGGAGAATCAGAACAATGGGGGTGTGCAAGGCAAGTTACTGACGATGATTTACACTTTATGTTAAAAGATGTTCAATTTGGAAATACCGAAGCCGACGCACGAGCAAAACTTCTCATATATATGATCGAACAGGGTTTACTGGACGCACCGAAGTAACAGGGGGTAGGGATGAAAATAGGATTAATGATAGATGACGATGAGTTGCGACGAATTCCTGTTAGTCACATTAAAAGACAATTTGTTGGAATTAAAAATAAGCAATGGGTTGATTCTAAAATTCCAATGTCATTTATTGAGCAAGACGGATATGATTTAATCGTTCTTGATTATGGCGGAATTTCTATTGGAATAGGAAACAGTTTATCTGAAAGTTATGCTAAATATGTTAATAAATATGCCGAAGAACATCCCAATACTTTAATTGTTTATATTACTGGTATGGGAAAACAATTCCTTGAAATGGAAGGGATAAATTTTGCTGACCTACAAAATATTAAATGGGGAAATTATAGTGAAGTAAAAGAAATATATGACAAATGGCTTTTATCCGGCAAATAGCACCATAGGGGTCGGTCTAACAAAAGGGAGGGAGTATGACCGCTAAAAGGGAGAGGGAGACGATTGAGGGGATATTACGGGATGTGTATATAAAGGGAAGGCAAGTTGACAACATACACTACTCTTATTACGCAGACCGCATCAAATCCCTGTTGATAGGGAAGATACAAGAAAAACAATTCGCTCATAGTGTAACATATTCAGATATTTATGAAGAGTGCATTAAGATAATCAAGGGTTCATAGGGAGGGGAAGTGAAATATTATACGCATAAAACAAGGGGGTTCTATGGTCAAAGGGAAAGTAATCAAGTTGAGAGGATGGATGAGCGATGAGGACATTAAGCGATATAAACGCAGAAGGGAACATTCCATTGTGATTGGTAAATCCAAGTATTTCAAAAGCGACAGAGAGGTCAAACTCACCATCCAGCCCATAACGGGTAAGGGGAGTGTTAAGAAGTGATCCCCCTCATCCTCACCATCATCTACGTTTCAGTAGTGATCGTGTTTGTATGGGATGGGGTTAAGGCGATAGTGTATCTGTGGAACAGATTCTGGGAGGAGTAAAAAGGAGGTAGTTAATGGGTAAATATGTGTATTGTAGGAATGATTTTGAGCAAGCATTGGAAGAAGCACTCAAGGGTGTGTTTGGGAATGATGGAAGTGAATTAAACGATTTAATAGTCGAAAAAGCCATATATAAGTTGGAAAATTATGTAAATATTTATCGTTTCTACGCAAGGAATTGTCCGGGGTGTGTTGCTGGTAATTCAGAGTGCGATTTTGCTTTTGGAAGAAACGAAGCAAAGGGGAGTTGGGAAAAAGCAAAGAATGGAATGATGTTTGACTGCCCTTGTAGGACTAATGGCACATTAACGTTTTGCAGAGAAGAAGGAATGAAGTCCACAGATATATCCGACAGGGGAAAACCGGCATATCCAATTGTAGAACAGAATAACCAACCGGAGGACTGAATGGACATCTGCTTTACAATATTCCTATTACTTTTAGTCGTATCAGTTCTATTCGTGGTGATGGACAAGGTTGAGAGGTGGAAGCACAAAAAGGGAGGGAGTAAAAATGGTTAAGACAATTGAGGTAAGTGATGAAACTTTCGAGCGGATTAAGGCGCAGTTGACCGAAGATGAAAAGACAGAAATTAACTCTTTTCAGGATTTGGTTGGGAAGAAGTGGTTTTTCAGGTCGGTAACTTATCATTGCGTGGGAAAGGTAACGAAGGTTATCGGGCAGACAATACGGCTTGAAGGGGCATCGTGGGTAGCAGATTCCGGTAGGTTTATGGATGCCATCAAGAAAGGAACGCTGAATGAAGTGGAGCCGGTAGGGGAGATGTATCTCAATATGAATACCGTGGTGGATTTCTTCGCATGGAAATTCGAACTCCCCAAGGAGCAAAAATAAAATGATAAACATTGCGGTATTGGAAACCGGAGAACAAAATGCGTGGTCGTGGTCGAGGTCGCGGTCGTGGTCGAGGTCGCGGTCGGGGTCGGGGTCGTGGTCGTGGTCGAGGTCGCGGTCGGGGTCGCGGTCGGGGTCGTGGTCGGGGTCGCGGTCGAGGTCGTGGTCGGGGTCGCGGTCGCGGTCGAATTAAAACAGTTGTCCGGCAAGGGGAAGAAATGAAAAGAAAGCGCTGGTGCAATTACTATAAAAAGTATGTCAAGGGTAAATGTGCCGGTATTTCCCATGCGGATTATTGTCCGTGGGAGAGTGAGAAATGCAATAAGGTGGAAACCGGCAAAGGGAGGAGCGGAGGTTAAATGGAAATCCTAAATAAACTCGTAATTTTTATTATCTGTTTCCTTGGAGGGTTAGGAGTAATTGCTATTGGATCGGCGCTGTGGCTTTACTGGAAGAAAGAGAGGTATGGGAGGTGGAAAAAATGAAAGAAATAAATTTAAGTAAATTAGTTTGTCCGATTTGTAAAAATAGAAAGTTTGTACACGTAGAATATACTTTATTTCATTGTGATAATTGCGAAGAGAATTTTTCATTTGTCGCAGGGGAATGGCTGAAAGAAAAAAGAGTAAATGGAGAATTAATATATGTTACTCTAGAATCAAGTATTAAATCTCCGTTTTCTTATAGGAATTTACCTACAAAAAGTAGGAAATTAATTTTCGGATTTTATTAGGAGGGAAAATGAAAGAATTAACTTTACAAGATTTAGAAGAAATGAAACCAGGGATTTTTGCGAGAGGAGAAATTATTGATAGTTCTGAAGGAATTAATATTTCTGATTCAGGTAGAATATTAAAATGGGTTGCTTCACGTGGCGATATTCCTGATTGGTGTATTTATTGTCATTTTGCTACTTGTGATTGGGAAACAGTAAAAGATATGGGAGATAAGGTTTTTAGTAAGAATAACATTAAAAAATTAGTTCCCTGTAATGATGAAGCATTTAAGGCATATAGATATTAAAGGAGTTTAAATGAGAGCTAAGAAAAAGGAAATAATAATAAAACATATAAAATGTAATAAATGTGGTAATATGAATGTGGATATTTATAAATTTTGTATTTATTGTGGAACTAAACTAGGAGGGTAAAATGAAGAATGTTTATGCGGTAGTTTATGGTTGGAAATTAACTAAAAAAGAAATTAAAAGAATGAGACCACATTTTAATAAATTTAAAATTGAAAAAGTATATAGGGGAAAAAGTGAAAATGATTTTAATACTACAATAATAGTATGGAGGGAATTATGAGATTAAAATGCAGGTTTTGGGATTCAAAGAAGTCAAGGTTTATTTATGTAGATTTAAAGAATAAAGCGGATTGGAGAAAATGGAAAATTGAATTCTGTTTTATGAATTATGAGGTTGAATGGTTCACGGAATTCCATGATAGAAAAACTAAAGAGATTTATGAAGGTGATGTTGTTGAGTTTCATTTTGGTAAAGGAATAATAGTATGGGAACAGAATCAAGGGAGTTTTTATATTCAAAAATCCGATGAAAAGAAAGAAGGAAAATCTATTAATTATGGACTTGGAAATTTGATTATAAAACAGATGTTAGTTATAGGAAATATTAGAGAAAATCCTGATTTACTGACGATAAAAGAGGAGATTTAATGTTTATTTAAACCCCTTGACAAGTATATTTTAGTTTAGTAGTATTATGAAAGATAGGAAATAATTATATTATATATTTTATATTAAATATTGATATTAAATGAGGTTGCATGAGTTCCTTCCAAACAGCAAATCTTTATGAAATAGCATTGCTTCTCGCGGTTAAAAAATCCTTTACTAAAATTGATAGGAATAAATCTGATGATAAAGTAGTATTTTACTTTGAGAATTCACTAGATTGTCAAGAGATTCTTTCTGCTTATTATAGAAAGGAAAATTTAGTATCCCCTTTTGATTTCGTTACCGCGATTCGTGAAGCTAAGCAGATTATTTATAACTATGCGAAAAAGTAAGAAAAAGAAAATTGTGGAATGTCATTATTATCAGATTTCTTTGGGAACTATGAAGCCGTTTTGTGTTTTAGGTAGAAGTTTATGGTATTGCAGAAGAAAATGTAAGATGATGTTGAAATGGTGAAAGGAGAGAAAAATGGAAATTAAAGAGATTAAGAAATTCAATATTCAGGACGGAGATATTATTTGTTTGCCCGATATGAATTATCAATCTGTTATGTTTCTTGATAGACAATTAGTAAAAGCATTTCCAAGTAAAAGATTTATGATTATTTTCGGTAAAGAAAATCAAGTTAAAGGTATAAAAGTATTACATATTAAAGAAAACAAGGAGAAAAAATGAATAAGAAATATATATATAGTTTTAGTCTTAATGAAATAGATTGGAAAGAAATCAGCAATCCAGTTGAACTTATTATAGAACGTGAAATAGTAGGTGAAACTAAAAATAATTATATAGTTGGAGTAGGTTGGAGAAAACGTTTATCAAAGGAAGGGTTGAATAAAAATTATTGGTTTATAAAAGAAGATACTATCAAAGCATTAAGACTTTCATTAGCAGCAAGTATTATTAATTTAAGAAAATCTATTGAGAAAAGAGAATTACTTTTTAATGAATTAACTAAATAAAAGGAGATACGAAAGAATGAACAGAAGAAAAACGCTTATTATGAAATTAAAATCTCAAAAAAGAAGGATGGTGAATCTGCTTAAAATGTGTAGTCCTACTATGATTAAAACTTATCTTGAAAATATTAAAACTTTTAAAGATGAGATGGAGAGATTAAGTGAAGAAAATAAATCTTTAAAGAAAGAAGTTTTTATATATAAGAGTAAGGAACAGGCGTTTGGTAAACAGGGATTTTTTAGGAAGGTATGGGAGGTAATAAAGCATGGCAAGTAAAGCAAAGAATGGTAAGAAACAAGAGGAACTAAGCGGGATGCCACCGAAAACGGAACTTGAAAAACAGGCAGAAATTGTTATTGAATTATGGGAATCCTGTTGGGATGAGAGGGAAAAACTTGAGGATGAAAAAGTGAAACTCTTACCACTTTTAAAAGCAAATAGTAAGAGAGAGTTGCATTTGAAAGATTCAAAAGGTAGGAAATTATTTATAGAAATTAAAACTGGTAATGAAAAATTAAGTATAAAGAAAGAGAAAGAGGAGGAACTTTAAACTTATGGAAAAAAGTGAAAAATTAACTGCTTATTCAGAATTTACTATTAAGGAAAATTTTATAGATGGTGTTTGTGTAGAACTTGAAATAAAAGCACTAAGCGGAATGGTACTTTTTTCTTGGAAGAAAAAAAATAAGATAAAGGAGGATTAATGCAGAAAACTAAAATTTCAGTAGAATTAAATCACGAACATGAAATAGCACAACTTAAACCTCGTTATGAAACGTTAATTCTTGAAGCTAAAGGATTAAAAATCATAGATGAGGAAACGAAGAAAAAAGGTATTGATTTAGTAAGAGAACTAGAAGGGCTTGCGGATATTTTTGATAAAAAACTTAAAGAAATAGTTAAACCCTTAAAAGATCATACTAAGTTTTGGGAAAATCTGATTAAACCTTTTTCAAAAAGTCTTATTGAACTTGCAGGAAAAGATTCTTACGAAGGTTTAAGAGGACAATTATCAGATTATGAAACTAAACAATCAGAAGCAAGAAGGATAGAGGAAGAAAAAATAAGAAAAGAACAGCAGGATGCTTATAATAAGGAAGTAAAAAAAGCAGAAAAGAAAGGAGCAATCCCACCTCCACCTCCACCTCCCGTAGAAGTTAAAGAATCAAAAGAAGAAGGAGTATCTTACAGAGATGATTATTCTTTTGATGAGAACGGAGTTCAGATTGATAAAGTTCCAGAGATTTTCAATGGAGTAAGGTTGAAGATTTTAGATAAGAAAACAGTACAGAAACTTATTGACGCGGGAACGAGGGAAATTCCCGGGATACCTATTACTTTTAAGAGAGTTCCGATAATTCGGAGTGAAAAAATTGAGGATTTATAAGGAGGATTTATGAATAATAAAGGACAATCTTTTAGTTTTGTTTTACTTATTTTAGTTTTATTAATGCTTATGTTAGGGGGAATGTTTTCTTGTGCAACCTTTGGTTGTTTTCCTAAATATTCTTCTGGTTCAAGAATGGGATTAGTAACAAAATTAAGTGAAAAGGGGTTAATTTTTAAAAGTTGGGAAGGAGAATTATTGATGGCTTTACCTATTGAAGTTGCAGGAACAGTTGAACCAGAAAAATTTTGTTTTAATGTAGATTCAAAAGTAGTTTCTGATGTTCAAAAAGCATTAGTTACAGGAAAAAGAGTGGAATTAATTTATAGGCAATACTTAATTCCACCTATAAAAATTGATAATAGAACAGTTATTGAAAAAGTAATTTTAAAGTAAAAAAAATAAAAACGGAGGAACATTACAATGGGCGAGCAAGAAAATGATAGTGAAGTATTTGGTTATAATGGAGAAATTGAAGGTATCAAAAGTAATGTGATTGAAAAGGGGAGGTATAGATTTATAGCGAAGGATATTTATAAAAAGATGTCCGACGCAGGGAATAACTTAGTGATTATTACTTTTGAAATTTGGGATGTAAATAAAACTCAAAGAATGGGAAATATCAAACGGTCATTAATGACTGATAAGGAACAAAGGATGTCATTTCTTTGGCACAATTTTTTGTTTTCAATAGGAATTAGGAGTAAGGGAGCGATTAATATTCCTAAAGAAAAGATAATAGGAGCTGAAGGATTGATTGATTTAGGATTAGAAAAAAATAATCAAGATTCAAGCCAAGACCAGAATAAGATTTTGAATTTTTCACCACTTGAACAACCTACTGCGCCGATTTCAGATGTTCCCGCCGAAACTACTCCTGAAAAATCAGTAGAAGAAAAGAAACCTAAATCAGAAAAAGCGAAAGAAGAACCGAAGAAAGATGTGGATAGTGTGGAGGATTTATAAATGGAAAGAGTAAATACAGTAGAGGAAATCCAAAAACTTGCATGGGCACGAAGGTCAGTTTATTGTGAATGTTTTGGTAATATGGGAAATAGGAGATTACCTGCGGCAGTTGTAATTAATATGCAAGCCGGAAGGGTTTTACAATATATAAATGAAGGGATGTTCATTTATGAACCAAAAAGAAAAACAGGATGAATTAATTAACCGATTTCAGATTTTGACGGATACCCGTGAACAGCAACCTTATAAGTTTCCAAATAGTATTTCAGTTTGCCTTCCTTATGGGGATTATAGTGTGAGGTATGATGGGAAGGATTTTTATGACCAGATTATTATTGAACGTAAGGGTGCAATCGCGGAGCTTTTTGCTTTTTCTGGTTCATCACGAGATAGATTTTGTAGAGAACTTGAAAAGATGAGAGATGTGAAATTTAAGTATATTCTTATTGAGGGAGATTATCTTTCAATTGTAAATGACCAACCGCCAGGCATATTGCCTGCCGGAAATGTTTATGCTACAATATTTTCTTTTATGATTAAATACGGGATTACTCCTCTTTTTTTTAATAGTTATCAGAATGGGCGTAATGCTCTTTATAAAATCCTACAATTTTATGTAAAATATGAGATACTAAAAATTAATATTTAGGAGGATTTATGATAAATATTACAGGAATAGATTTAGTTAAATTTGTTAAAAAGGTTTATGAATTAAGTAATCCACAAGGATTAGGATTTTTACATTATAATCCACAACCATTAACAGATGAAGAAGCAGAAAAATATATATTTAAAAAAGATAATAGTTGTATTGTAATGATGGATTATGTCAAGGGACGTTCTTGTAAAATGAATGTATTTAAAAATGGCGATATATTTGAAATTTCAGATAAATGGTATGACCATACAGATAACCAATTAAAGGAATTATTAAATGAATTTAATATTAAATTACCTATTTTCAAAAAGCATCATATTTCCTGTAATTGTTTTAATTGTAGAAATAAAATAGGAATTTGATATGTATTATTCTGATAATCCTAAACTTTGTAAGGCGAGATTGGAAGCACATAGATTATTTGATTCTATATGGAAAGGTAGAAATAATTATAAAAGAAGTAGAATTGATTGTTATAAATCCTTATCTAAGTATCTAAAAATTCCTTCCGAAAAATGTCATATTAGATTTTTTACGATAGAACAATGTGAGAAAACTAAGGAATTTGCTTTAAGTTTTCTGGAAGGAAAAAAATATGAAAAATCCATTTAAGAATTTATTAAATATCTTTATGAAAAAAACACCTAAAATAGTAAAAATGGATTTCTTGATAACTGATATAAAGGATATTATTTGCAAAGATTGTATTGAATATGATATATGTTCTCCTAAAAAAGTTTGTGGAAAAATACATGGATTAGTTTTGGCTTTTAGGTGCTTTTATGAAGAAAAATAAAGGAGGAAAAATGACTAACTGGAAAGAGCAACCGATGAAAATGTTAGAGAAAAAGAAGGTGTTTGAAAATCTTGAAAGCAGATTAAGTTTATATGAATTTGATTCTCATTTAGACAATTACATTAAGGTTATGCAGATTAAGAAATTTACCTTGAAAATTTTTTATGCTCAATTTAAGTTATGTTTTTATCAAGGTTTAGGATACTGGGAAAAGTATCAGTATTTCAAGCAAAATTCAAGGCACATAAATCAACTTTCACTGGGAGTATAAAATGAGATACGAACCAATAGCGAAGATTTGTAATTTCCCAGATTGTCCTGATTTTTTTTATGATAAATTAGGATTTATGGGGCAGAAGAAAATTACTACCCGTGTATGCTTATTCGGATATAACTGTAAGAATTATAATGAAAAGAAATGTTTAGTTAAAATTAACCTAGAAAAGAAGGGATAAAAAATGCAACAATCTATTATAGAAAAAATAAAATCTTCGCAAACACTTGAAAGTTATATTGAACAAAGAACGGAGCAACAATTTAAAGCGATAGGGTTATGGAAAAATCTACCTGAATGTTGTTTTTGCGGAGGGCATGAATGTGCGAGATTAAGCCAAGATGATAAATATTTCTGTTTCCAATGTCAAACCTTCATCGGAGATTTAATCCAGTTTAGAAAACAATATGATAAACTTTCTTCTTATAGAGCATCAATTAGTAAATTTGCGGAAGATTTAAAAATCAAGAAATTTGAGAAATCAGAAGTTGATTATTATTCAATGCGACAAGATTATTGTGAAATAGCACAAGATATATTATTTACTTGCCAGACTATATATCAATGGCGTGGACTAAAAATAAATCCTTTGAATTATCTACTTGAATATCGCAAGCATTCCTATGAAGCCATTACTCATTTTAAAATCGGATTTAATGATGGAACTTTAATAGAAAGAATTAATGCTTTATATGATAAAGATTTAGTGAAAGCGAGCGGATTAACTCTTGTTCCCGAAGGTTCTTTTACATATCCTTTTGTAGTAAATGGTCAGATAAGTTATTTTAGAAATAAAGATCCGAATAAATTAAAAAAACAACAAATGCCTAAGAATGTTAGAATACAGGATTCAGTTTGGTATAATCAAGATATTATTAAAAACGGAGTTGATTTAGTAACAGTTGAAGGTGAAGATGATGTAGTTTCACTTTGGGATATCGGAGTTAATGCGGCAGGTTCAGTAGGAACTTTGACTAAAGAGCAGATTGATTATCTAAAAACCTTTGAACTCATTACATTATATAGTTGTTTTGATGCTGATTTTGAAGGGAAAAGAGATACAGAAAGATTAGCGAAAAATTTTAGTAATTGTGATATTTTTGTTATGAAATTCCCTCCTGATAAAATAGATATAGATGAAACCATAAGGGATGAAGAAAACGGAAAGGAAATTTTTGAAGGATTACAGATTAAAGCTGATAGACCTTCTCCTGAAATGCAAAGTTTGATTAGGGAGAAACCGGATGGTTATTATATTTCAAAATTCGTACATGATAAAGAAATGGAAATTAAACTTACAAATTGGATAGGGAAAGTTGAAGCGATTATTATTCAAAATGAGGAACTAAGGGTAAGGAAAGTAAAAATAAAACACGGGCAACTTGAGAATACAGTATTTATGGATGGAACGGTTTTAAGTAATTCTGGAAAATTAAAAGAGTTTTTATTAAATAACTGCAATGAAACTTGTCTTTTTCAAGGGAATGATAATGATTTAAATTCTCTGGTTCAATTCTGGGGAGTTGCTTATAAACCTAAAATCGTAAGAGAGGTTGAATGTGTAGGGGAAATTGATGAAGGATTTATCGCTGATAATATATTCGTTGCTAATACTGGTGAAATTGTTCCGCTTAAAGATGGGTATCTTACTTTGAATGAAAAGGATTCAATTAAAATTCCAGCACTTACTACTCAAGCAGGAGTAAGGTCAGAAATTCCTTATTTTCCGCTTACTGAATCAGTAGGAGGTATTGAAAATTTCAAGGAAGATATTTTTAAATTGCTTATAAAAAATAGAAATCTTAAAATGGCGATAGCGATAGGATGGTTAAAATCTTGTTTATGGAGCAAGATGTTTTTTGAGAAAAATAAGTTTTTTCCTATTCTTATGATTCATGGTAAAAAAGAAAGTGGGAAATCCATAATGTGTGGCTGGCTTATGAATATGATTGGACTTGAAGGAGTAAAAGCGATCTCTTTAAGGGAAGGTGGAACCACTGGAGTTGGGATTGAAAGGAGATTAGCTTATTATTCAAGTTTGCCTGTTTGGGCGGATGATTATAGAAATAGGGAAGGAGAGGGGCAGAAATTCCATGGATTTTTTAGGAATATTTTTGACCGTTCTTCTGCTTCAAAAGGTATTAAGAATGATGCTTTAAAAATAAGACAGGTTGCGGTAAGGGGTTGTTTGATAGTTGATGGTGAAACTGCTACGAATGATTCAGGGCTTAATTCAAGACTCGTAACCTTTGAAATAACTCAACAAGAACGGAATGACAAGTATTATGAGGATATACTTAGATTAGAGCCGGAACTAGCCAAAATAGGGTTTAATTGGGTAAAGAATAGAATACCCCTATTTCCTGAATTCATGGCTAAATATAAGGAGATAGCTGCTAAATTTAAGCAAGAAATAGCATCTCCAAGGCAAGCACAAGTTTGGGCGGTAGCGGTAGCCGGAGCACTTACTGAACCATATTTTGAAAGCCAAAAAGATAAGATATGTGGGTTTGCTATAAAACTTGCTAACTATGAAATTGAACAGCAAAAACAAGAGGAAATTATAGGGTTACTTTGGGAGGGTTTGGATATTCTCCATAAATCAGGGAAACTTGATGAACAAGTAGCTTTTCATAGGACTGCCGATAGGGATTTTAAGGAAATACATCAACTTGAAATTCACCTTCCGATGCTCTTAGGAAAGATAAATGGGGAATCAGTAACCCGTAAATATGAACTTCCAAGTAGTAGAGAGGTTGCCAAAATCCTGAAGCAAGAACCCTATTGCTTGGGTTGGGACACCACGAGGGTTAAGGGTACGGTTGCAGGTAGATGGCTTTTTGACCTCAATAATGAGCTTACCCCGGAAATCCTAAAGAACGTTTTTGAGGTAGAAAAGACAAAAAAGGAAGATGATGGGCAGGATTTAGGGGATTTATAAAGGAGGATTTATGAAATATGGGATTAAAAACGGGGTTGACTTGATTGCAGTTTTTCATTTAAAAGAGGACAGGGAAGCATTTTTGGAATATCTTAAAGAAACCTATGATACAAAAAAGGGTTTATTTCAAAGATTTTATGTAAAGCAAGGATTGAAATTAACAAGAAAGGATACAAAATAATGAAGATTTTGATTTTATACTTTACTGGTTTTTACAGCTTTTTGTTTACATTGACATACAATTTGTATATAAATTATCAAAAAAGTTGTTTACAAGTAGGGTGTAAAGTTGTAAAGTGGCTAGGAATGTATATATATAGAGAGAGGGAGAGAAAGTGAGAAATTTAAAAATCAAAGTTTCCTCGTACGACCTTATATATTTTATACTTTACACTTTACATATATATATATAATAGGTTTAAATGAATCTATTTTTGAATAGGTTAAAAATTTTAAACAATTTCTGTAAAGTATGTAAAGTAGAAAAGCTTAAAATGAAGGTTTTTGAGAGTAAAAACCACTTTACAACCAAAAATGGGACATAAGAATTTACTTATAAAAAAGAATAGAATTATATATAATAAGAGATTTCCTTTATATAGGGTTTAAGGGCTAGAATGACCACTAGGGAGCACTAGATAGGGCTTTAAATAAGGATAGGAGGGTTCATGAAAAGGTTTAGTTTTAATACGATTCAGGATTTTGATAAGCATATTTTGGCTTCCATTCCTAACTATGATATTTTATTCAATAGTATCCTTTGTATTTCAAAGTATTTTTATGATAAGAATATGACCATTTATGATATAGGGTGTTCTACCGGGAAGCTCTTAAAATCAATAAAATTTGATTGCAAGAAAGTTGGGATTGATAATAGTAGGAATTTATTGCCAGAAAGTAAGAATGGGATTGAATGGATTTGTACAGATTTAAATGATAGTTTTGAGTTTAAAAATGCTTCTATTATCTATTCAATATTTATTCTCCAATTTTTAAAGAAAAAAAGCAGGTATCAACTTTTGACTGATATTTATAATGGGCTTAATCCTGGTGGGGCTTTAATTATCGCTGAAAAGACTTATTCCGAATTCGGACAGTTTCAGGAAATCTTTACTTTTTCTTATTATGATTATAAAAGGAATTCATTTACCGGAACTGAAATTTTGGATAAGGAGGATTCATTAAGGGAAATTTTGAAACCTAATACTAGCAAGGAAAATGAAGAGCTTTTAATGAAAGTGGGATTTAAAAAAATAGAGAGGTTTTTTAAATACTTTAATTTTGAGGCGTTTTTATGCATCAAATAAAACTAAGAGAAATATTTTTAAAAGAAGTATCTAATATTACTAAAGGATATGATAATATTGCGATAGCATTATCATCTGGCAAGGATAGTAATTCTATATTATTTGCTTTATTGGAATTAAAGAAAAAGGTTAGGGCTTATAATTTCCATGTGGAAGGTATTGAAAGCCAGGATTATATTAATGCTAAAAGGAATTGTGATATTTTTAAAATTGAATTTATTGAATGTATCATTCCTAAAATAGTGGATATAAATATCGTTCGTAGTTTCATAAAGGAATTTAAGACTTGGAGAAAGACAAGGGTTGAATGTTTTTATCCTTATTATTTCCTTTATCCAAAAGTGAAAGAAAATCTTTTGTTAATCGGGCTTGCTTCCGATGACCATTTTTGTTTGACTAAGCATGGATTAATTCATCATGCAAAGAATTTAAAAGATTTACAAGAATATAGAAAAGAGGAAACGATATTGAGTTATGATAGTTTGAGAATACATAATGGAATATTTAAGAAACTTTCTAATAATTCTGATAATAAAACTTATGATCCATTTGTTGGTAAAGAGGTAATAAAATGGTTTTTTAATAAAACTTGGGAAGAAATAAATAAACCTATTCAAAAACAAGCACTACTTGATATGTTTCCTGAATATTTTTCTAAGATTAATCTTTTTAAAAGGATGAATTTACAAGGTGGGGATTCAGGAATAAGGGAAATATTTGAACCTTTATTAAAAAATCCTGAAATAAATAAAAAAGGAAGGCAGAGAGTAATTGATTTATATAGGGATATATATTGGAAAGTTAATAAACCAGTTCAATTATTAATAGGAGGAGGGGAAGAACCAAATGAATAGTATTTTAGTGATAGGGCAAGCACCAGCGAAAAGTTCAGTAACAAGGATTCCTTGGAATGGAGGGAATTCATCTAAAAGACTTTGGAAATGGTTCAGAGTAAACAGCCAAGAAGAACTTGCGGAATTAGTTGATACTATTCATGCCATTCCTTATTATATGGGAAGAAATGGAAAAGGTGATATAGTTCCTGTTAAAAAAGAAACCATTTTTGGATTAAGAGATTATGTAATAAAAAGAATAATTCAAGGTAAGTATGAAAAAGTTATTATGGTTGGGAAATTTTCTCAAAATCTAATAGGAAAATATTTGAGATATTTACCATGGAAGATTGAAAAATTAAGCATCCCTCATCCTTCAGGAATAAATATAAGTATAAACGGAAAAGATGTTGAAATAAAAAGAAAAGTTACGGAATTTTTAAAGGAAAATTAAAATGAAATATTTTGAAACCTTACCTAAAATGAAAGATGTTTATGAAAGTGAGAAAAGGAAATTATTTACGGTAGTATCTACTTTCGCAGGATGCGGAGGGAGTTCTACTGGTTATAGATTAGCAGGAGCAAATATATTAGCTATAAATGAATTTATTCCTGCTGCTATTGAAACTTATAAAGTGAATTATCCTAATACTATTATATTTCCTGAAGATATTAGAGAATTAACCGGTCAAATTATTTTAGATAAAGTAGGATTAAAGAAAGGAGAACTTGATTTGCTTGACGGTTCGCCACCTTGCGCGAGTTTTTCTATTTCTGGTAAAAGAGAAAAAGGATGGGGAAAGGTTAAAAAATATTCTGATACGGAACAGAGAACTGATGATTTATTTTTTGAGTTCATAAGGATTTTAAATGAGATACAACCGAAAGTATTCGTGGCTGAAAATGTAGAAGGTTTAACTTTAGGGGGAGCATTAAACTTATTAGGAACTAAACAGAATGATTTATTCGGAGAACATGAGAAAACATTTTTATATCATTTTGAACAATGTGGATATAGGGTTCAATATCATATTTTAAATGCTAGGGATTTCGGAGTTCCTCAAAGGAGATCAAGACTAATTATTATAGGAGTAAGGCAAGATTTAGAAATAGCTCCGTCATTTCCTTTGCCTTGGATTACTAAAAGAGTAACAGTGAGAGAAGCATTAGAAGGAGTTGAAAATTCAGAAAAAGATATTGAAGAATCTAAGAAAGGTTTAACGGAAGGATATGAAACTTATAAATATGTTATTCAATTAAAACCTGGTGAATCAGGTAGTAAATATCATCCGAAGGGTTCATATTTTTCTCTTACTAGATTGGAATGGGATAAAGAATGTAATACTGTTTTACAAAGCCATGGGCATACTGGAGGATGTGCTTGCATTTACCCAGATGAAAATAGGAGATTAACTATTAAGGAAATAAAAAGGGTTTGTTCTTTCCCTGATGATTTTATTTTAACAGGAGATTTCAATCAACAATGGGAAAGATGCGGAAGGGCTGTTCCTCCTTTGTTTATGAGAGCTATCGCGAATAATGTTTATGAAAATATAATTAAAAAGATAAGGGAGAAAGAAGGAATTATAGTTGAGGAGGATATAAATGTCGAAGATTTGTGAAAAATTAAAATTTAAGAAAAATATAAAAGAATATTGTCATAAATGTAAGAAAAATGAATGGAGAATTGATCATTGTGAATCAGAAGATATGTATATAAATATTAAAACTTGTTTGAATTGTGGATATTCTATTGAAATAGATAGGGAAGAAAAAAATAAAATAATCTAGGTTATTATTTAGGAGAAAAAATGGAAAATCAACAAGGAAGGTTTAAATTTTGGGATTTCAATAAACGGGTTCATGTTTATAGTGATAATATTTTACAAATGAGCGCGACAGACATAATGATGGCGAAGGAATGCGAATGGAAATTAGTATGGAAATATACGCAACCAAAAATAACTACTAAATCAGTTTATCTCATGATTGGGAGTTGCTTCCATGAAGTTATAGAACAGGATTTAAGATTTTTCGTAAAGAGAGGTATTCATTACGGATGGAATGATATAGAAAAAATGTTTAACGCTATATGGGGAAGGGAAAAGCAGAATACGGATTTTTCAAGATTAGCTGAAAATAAGGCGCATTTGAAGTGTGAGAATTATATAAGAATATATTTTCAAAAAGCACTTCCTATGATTTATCCTTTGGGGCAAGAATTTATAGAAAAGTTTTTCTGTGTTCATATTACTTATGGAGAAAGGAAATTAGGGATAACAGGGAAGGTCGATGTTATTGATCGTTCTATGTGGATAATAGATCACAAAACTTCAAGCTCTGATTGGACACAGGAAGAAGCTGAAAAAGAAGCACAAGCGATTATATATCCTTATTGTATGAAAAATGAAGGTTATAATATTTTAGGGTTCAAGTTTAATGTTTGCCATGCGGTAGTTGTTACTCCGTTTTCTATTGTTTATAATCAAGCGAAGGTAAAAGAGTGGCTTACGTTTGCGTTTGATGTCAAGCAAAGAATTGAAGAAGGAACTCAACTAAGGTCAAAGAGTGAAAGAGTATGCAAGTATTGTGATTGGAACAAAATATGTTCAGAAAGTTTATTTAAGGTGAATGAAAATGCTTGAAAAATTATCAGATAATCAAATTAAAGTAATTAATGAAATTATTAAAATAGGATTAGATAATGGTTGGAATAAATTATATACACCTAACTTATATATGTTATCTTTTAAAAAGGAAAATCAAAGAATAAATATTTATACTACTACGATGACAATTTCAACTGCTATAAATCATCCAATCAAAGGTAAAACTCAATTATATAGAAGGAATATAGATTTAAAAAATCTTGAAAAAATATTCCAGAATCCCAGAATTCATACTAAGAAAGGATATTATAGAAAGGAGGAAATAAAATGCCGTTAAACAAATCAGCAGGGAATATGTATGATTGGGTAACATCTACTCACAGCCATTTAGCAGGAGAATGTTCACATAAATGTAAATACTGTTACGTTCAGAAAAATAGGTTCGGAGTTAGTCCGAGATATAAGGGAGAGCCAAGATTAAAAGAAGATGAATTAAACGTAAATTATGGAAGCGGAAAATCTATATTTATAGAACATATGAATGATTTATTTGCTGAAAGTATTAAATATTCTTGGATACAGAAAATTTTATCTCATTGTAAGGAATATCCGAATAATACTTATGTGTTTCAAACTAAGAATCCTAATAAGGCTTTTAATTTATGGGAGATAGGCAGTTATTTTCCCAAAGATTTCATTATGGGAACCACGATAGAATCTGATATTTATTACCCGGAAATTTCTTCTGCTCCCGCTCCTGGTGAAAGATATTTAGGAATAAGGAAATTTAAAAGTATAGGGGTAAAAACTTTTGTTACTATTGAGCCGATAATGGAATTTAATATAGATGTATTATCCGTATGGATTGTAGATGCTCATCCAGATTTCGTAAACATAGGAGCAGATAGTAAGGGTTGTCATTTGCCTGAACCTTCAAAAGAAAAGATATTGGAACTTATAAAGATTTTAACTGAAAATAAAATAGTGATTAAGCAGAAATCTAATTTGCAGAGGATTTTAAAATGAAAATTTTTAATGGAACTCTTTTATTCTTATCTTGTATTTTTTGTTTAGTGATGATGTTTAAATCAACTGAAATTACGGAAGTTTTAAAGTTTGGTTTTTCTCTTATTTTTAATGTATTAATTTTTATGTCAATTGGAGAAAATAAATGATAAAAGAATTTGAAGAGAAATATTTACAATTATCTCCGGCAGTAAGGATTCAAGTTTTAAATGCTTACGCGAAAGAAGATTCTGAATTATGTCAAGATTGTGTTGGGAATGAATTAGTGAATGAGATGTTAAATTTTGATAAGAAGGAAAAGGAGGGTGTAATGGCAGAGAAAATTATTAAAGAGGAAATCAAGAAAGAGGAAGTGATCGTAGGAGAGGTAGCGACAGGGAGAGCTTTGGCTTTACCTGAAACGAATAAATCGGTAATGGTAAGGAAAGAATTTAATTTGGATGAATTGGAGAAAACAGTTAAGTACCTTTACGCTTCCGGTTATTTCAAAGATCTACAATCAATAGCACAGGCGATGGCAAAGGCGCAATATGGGCAAGAACTTGGTTTTCCTCCATACTACTCGCTCATACATTTATATATGACTCCCGGTAAACCGCCTTCAACAGACGGGCAGGCGATGGCAGCTTTGATTAGGAATAGGGGATATGATTTTAGGGGAGAATCAAACAATCAAATAGCGACGATTACTATTTTCGGAAAGAAGGGAGAAAAATTAGGGACAGCAAGTTTTACGATTCAAGAAGCGAATGCGATAACATTCGGAGAAAGTAATAAACCTCTCACGAGTAAAAAGGTTTGGAAGGATTATACTTCTGATATGCTTTGGTGGCGTGCTATGTCAAGGTGTGCGAGGAGATATGCACCTGATGCTATATCAGGAGTTTATTATTACGAAGAAGTTGATGAATCTCCTGCAGGGGAGGGGCAAGTTGAATCTGATATTTCCGCTTTTAAGGTTGAAAATAAACAAGTAAAAGATACTCCACAACCTTCTGCGGAAAAATCAAGGAAAGATATATTACAAGAATTGGTAAAAAAATTCGGGAATGATAAAATAAAAGAAGTGAAAACTAAACTTAAAATTGAATCTAAACTTCTTGGAATTGATGATTCTCAATGGGCTGAATTCATTAAAAAATTACAAGTAATAGAAAATCCGAAAGAAGAAAAAGTTGAAAAAGATACGGTAGCAGAAGATAAGGAAAAAATAGATAAAGAGAAGGAAAAAGAAAAAGACAAAGAAAAAGATAAAGAAAAGAAAGAACTCACAAGGGAAGAAAAACTTGCGAAATTAGAGGAACTGAAAGAAAAATTTGGAACGAAACTATTGAAAGAAGTTAAAGAGGAACTTGATTATGAGGGGAAACTCGCGGATTTATCAGAAAAGAAGTTTTTAAAATTCGTAAAAGAAGTTGAAAAGAATAAGGAGGAAAAATGAAACAACCAAAAGTAGGAGAAGTATGGGAAGTAGAAAGTATCTTTTCTAATGAAAGAGGGAATTGTTTAATTCTTATAACAGACAATGAAATGTGTGCTGTTATTGACCAAATAGGGAGTGGGTTCGCGGATAATCGTTTTGGTTATCTTTGCGGAGGTGCAACTTTTATTCGTCGTATAAAGGAAGCAGAATAGGAGGGAAAATGGAAAGGAAAGACCATATTAAATTACAGAATCTTAGTTTTCACGAAGGAGTTGAATTGGATGTTGGTAATAGTAAGATGTGGGTTATCAAGGTATCTGGTGGATATATTTATTTGAAATCAGGAGTTAACGGAGATACTATGTGTTTCGTTCCTGAAGTAGAAATAGTATAAAAAGGAGAAAAAAAGATGAATGAAAAAATTTTAAGATGTGGGATTAAGAAAGATAAAGGATATTTATATTTTATTGATATGCAAGGGGATATATCAAGGTGTAGGATGAAAAGATATGAAAAAAAGAAAATGGATGGAATAGGAATGATTATCGGAAGAAGGTATAGAAAATATGACGGAAGGAAATGTTTTTCTTTTGGAATAAAATCAGGAATTTATAAAGGGATATTGCCTAATGGGTTTCATGAATTTGATTTAGGAAAAGGGAAAACAAGTTGTCATAATGGTGGAGAATATCAATTACTTAGAAAAGGGAGATAAAATGAAAAATAAAATATTTTGGATTGCAAGATGTTTAAAAGCAAATTATTATTGTATTGATAGTAAAAAATTAAAATTAGATAGAACCGGGGAATATTGGTCTACGAATCATGGATGGATTTGCTTAAATGATAATAATTTTTTTACTATTGCGAATTTTCATCTTAATCCTGGAGAACAAAAAAAAGTTAAATTAGTGGAGGTAAAATGAAAAAAAAAGTTAATTGTGATGGTTATTATCAACAAGTACACAAGAAATGCGGGGGAGAGATAGTATTAATTGCTAATAAAATTAAATTAAAATGTATTTGTAAAAAATGTATGACTATATGGAATATGCAACTTCCTTTATATGGAATTGAAGTTAATATTCAAGCACCCAAAGAATTTAAGAATTATAATCCAAAGGTAAAATAATAGAGGAAAAGATGAAAGAAGTAATGATTATAAAAGAACTTTCAGAACTTATAGGAATTAGTGAAAGTAAGATATATAAAATGGTAAGTGAAAATAAAATCCCTTATATAAAGATAGGAAGGCAGATAAGATTTACTAGGGAAATGATATTTAAATATTTGGAAGAAAAAAGGGTTGATATTAAAAAGGGATTATGATGAGAAAAGAAATCAAAAGAATTTGTGGGAATTGCCTTGAAGTTTCACCAAGCAAGAGATTATGTTTTTCGATGCTTAATAAAATATTATATGTTTATTCTAATAAACCTGCTTGTGATGTATGGATATATAAAAAAATGAAATTTAGTATAATTAAAAAGAATAAAACGAAAAATGAGGATATATATGAAGGTAGGGAAAAATGAGAGATTATCTTATAAAAAGAAAAGAAGGTAAATTAATAAAAATGTGCAGGGATTGTCCTTTATGCACTCCTGATATAAATACATGTAGATATTATGGAAAAAAAGTGGAAGATATTCATGAAAAACTTCCGATATGCAGGTTGGTAGCGATATATTTTGAGTTTGAAGAATAAGGAGGATTCAATGAATGCTTGTAAGATAGAAATTAAAACAGAAGTTCCTATGAATTGTTGCGAAAATGATGTGGAGGGATGTAAATTTTTTAGTTTAGCGAAAGATTTATTGCGTCCATATTGTAGTTTATTTAAAAAGAGTTTAAGGGAATCAGATGTTTGCGGAAAGTGGAAAGTATTACCTTGTAGAGAATGTTATGAAGCGAGAAAAATAAAAATCTCTTGACTTTTAAGAGTATTTGATATATAACTATACCAATGGAAGATAAAAAGATGATACGTTATTGTGAAACTTCAATGCATCAAATAGTTCCTTGCCAGATGGGATGGGGTAGGCAAGATTGGGATTGTAATAAGAATAAATATGTTGAGCATAGTTGTTTTTCTAACCCCGCGCTTCAATTCTGCCATAATTTAGTTGATCCTAAAATTTCAAATGGTTATGCGAATTTAAATATTATACGATTAAGTCCATGGGAAAACATTAAACTTTCTTAGGGAGGAAAAGAGATGAATGATTTACAACAATCTTTAAATGCATTTGTTCAAATTGATGGAAGTATTATGATGTCAGATAATACTAATATGCAAGTTGGAGATGGACCTTACCATTTAGATAATTACCGTTATTGTTGGGATTGGTGGTATCAATACTATATGCCGGTTTATCAGCCGATTCAATTCGCTACTTTTAATCCAGATAAGGGCAAGCAAGCGATAGCGATAATGAAAGCTCTGATGGATAAGAACATAGTGAAGATTAAAACGGTAGAGGACTTCGTGAAAGCGATAGACGTGGTTTTAAATGTTATCTGAATAGGAATTATTGTTCTTTGATAAATGGGGCTGAACAGGGTTCGACGATTGAACGCGAACTCGTAACTGCCAAGGGTAGTTGGTCAGATGGCTACCTAAAAATCCGACCACAACGTAACTGCCAAGAATATACTTGACAGGGCAAACGAGATTGTAAACGCAGTTTCACCGATAGAAGTTCCGGTGGCTGCCTAACAAGGTAGTTTGCTTTAAAGCGTATAAGTAACATCGTTGCCTGTTCCTGGGCTTATACGTTAGAGCGAACAGGATGGTGGAAATGAAAGGGATACCTTTAATAACCCTTTCACCCTCACCCTCGTAAGAGGGTTTGACTACCCGGTCATTAAGCGGGTTATCTTGGTAGATGTTACGGTTTAATTCTTTCGGACTGGGGTTCGATTCCCCACAGCTCCATTTTAAATAATTATAACAATTTGAGGTTCTATGAGTAAAGAAAATGCTTATGCTTTTCAACAGAATCATACTCTTTGTAAACATGAAGTAAGAAGATTAAAAATGGAATTGAAAATTAAATGGAATCAAATATCTATGAAACGGGTAGGAAAGATAGATGAGGATTATTACATATATATTGACCCTGAAGGATATAGAGGGTCATTCAGAGGTTGTTGTAGGTTTGATGCTTTAAGGAATTGCTTAAAGGAAATGAAAAGGAATTTGGCTAATGATATATGTAGATGATCTCTTTTATTCCCCTGCTTTTGGATATAACTACTGGTGTCATTGCACCGCTGATACTCTTACCGAACTTCACGAGTTTGCTGATAAACTAAGACTGAAAAAGGTATGGTTCCAACAGAAAGGAAATCGCTGTTCCCATGACCATTATGACCTTACTAAAACTAAGAGAATCCTGGCGCTAAGAAAAGGAGCCAGAGCACTAAGTATCCAAGAGTATTGCGAGGTAGTAAGAAGGAATAACCAAGGTGCTTTAGTATGATGTCATATAATCTTAACTCTACCCTAAGAACAATAGATGCCAAACGTTATTACGATACTCTCAATCACTTAGCAAATAGGGCTAGAACCTATTAAGGACATATACCCTATGCCATCTTCTCACCTATCACTCAACCCAATCCCACCCCCTTATAATAATATATATATACCTTCCTCCGTTTCCTTCCCACGGCGAAGCCGAAAGAAAAGCAAGAAAGCAATAAATTTAAATGACTTTAAATGCATTTATTTTTTCTCTCCAACGGATGCGTTTAAACTGATCCTTTCCATATATATTTCTGTTACATTTCTGTTTAGATTAATCGTAGGTAACAATAGTGATTTAGATGCATTACAATCCATAATTAGATTAACTTAATATTTCTTATCGGAACCAGAGGTTAACAAAGTTAAGAATCATTTTTGGAAAACAGTAAAGTTGCTTTTCTTCCCCCGGGAGGTCATATAAGTTTAGTGGAGAGTGGGAGGGGGTAGACATAAAAGTTAGGGAGAGGGAAAATGGAATTAAATGATAAGGTAGAAAAGATTAACAACTTACTAGGGAATTTTAAAAAGCTAAAACTTATAAAAAGGGGTTATGCGTGTGGGGTAGTAAACGGATTGCGGATTGCTAAAAGCATAATGGAGGGTAAGGAACGAGAATTAATTTTGGAGAGAAATGGAAGTTTGAAAAATAGTAGGGAGGACATAGAGATTGTCGTAGATAATAAAGATAAATTTTATGCTCATATATTTAAGAATGGAAAATTTATTAAACTTAAAAAACTATGAGAAAACGAATTAGGCATACCACTAAACAGATAAATAGAATAAGAGGAAAGATTAAAGAGATGGCGGAAGCCGGTTATGGAATTGCTGATATGGCGGAAAAGTTTAATATGTCAGAACGGCAGATAGTAAGGATAAAAGGAACTATAAAAGATAAAGAGATAAAGCAGAAACAAAATGATGACCCTTCCTTGAATTTAGAGAAAGAAAGCCGAATAGATAAAACTTTAAATCCGATAGAATTTGTTGATAGATATTTACAAGTTAAACCTAATAAGGTTCAAAGGTTGATACTCAAAGCATTTTATGGATTACCATTTAATGTAGAAGAACATAATATTATCTGGAAATGGCAGACGGAAGGGAAAACTACTTGGCAGGAAGGGAGGAAATATAGGGAACTTGTTTTGATAGTTGGGATGAAAGGTGGAAAAACAACCCTTATTGCAATCTTCGCTCAAATAGAGGAGTATTTATTATATAGTATGGGTAGGGCTTGGGAGAAATATAATTTTACGCCAGGGAAAGAAATGTATATTATGAATGTAGCGACAGATAAAGAGCAGGCAAGGGATACTATTTTCGCTGAAATAAAAGCATCAATAATGCGTTCATCTTATTTTAAGAGAAGAAATCCTTATGAGGTAGGAAGTAGTTTTAGATTTAATGATACTAATACGATTATAAAATCAGGGCATTCAAATTCATCTTCCCTCGCAGGAAAACTTATAAAATTTGTAGGGCTTGATGAACTTGATAGATTTAAAACAAGGGGTGGAAAATATTCTGGTGATGAAGTTTATAAAGTTCTTAACCGTTCAACGGATCCGTTCAGAGAGGATGGGCATATAGCATCAATTTCAAGTTTAGTGAATGAGAAAGGAAACATGGTTGATTTATATATGAAAAGTAAAGACATTCCAACCATGCTTGGATTTTGGCTTCCTGAATGGGAGATGCAACAGGAGCGATATAAAATGTATCAGGAAGGTTCATTAGAATCTGATTTTTTCTTATTTAATAATTTAAAAATACCTATTGAACATAAGAATGAATTTGATAAAGATCCGGAAGGATTTTTAAGGGATAAAGCTTGCGTATTAGGATTTACTAAAGGTAGATTTTTTAGGATGCCACACAAGATAGATGAGATGTTTGAGAAATCAAATAATGATGGTTATAAGAATCCGATAGATGAATTTGGAAGATTTACTGAAACCTTTAAACCTATTCCTAGTAAAAAATATTTTATGCATGGTGATCCGTCTTTGAATCATGATGCATATTGGATTGGAATGGGGCACAGGGAAGGAGAGAAAAAGATAATAGATTTTATTTATAGAATGTTGCCGACTCAACAACTCGGAGAGGTTGATGTTGAAGAAGTGAAGAAATTTGTTTTATCAATTTATGATTTAGGATTTGATATTGAATGTTTTACTTATGATATTTGGGCTATTGCTGATTTAACTCAAGCGATAAAAAAAACTGGTAGAAAGGTTGATATTCTTTATGTAAGGAAAGAACAATATGATTTATATAAAGATAATATATATCAGGATAAATTAAGATGCCCGATTGTTCTTGACAAAAAAGGTATAAATATATTAGAGAAAGAATCTAAGGAACTTGAAATGGTGGGGGATAAAATTGATCACCCACAAGGAGGAAGTAAGGATTGCTTAGATGTAGTTGCAGGGATTTTATGGAATTGCCAAAATAAAGATACAGGAATTTCAGCAGGGTTTGGAACTAGCGGAGGAGATTCAGAGAAAAGAGATGGAAGAAATATTTTACAAAAAAGGAGAAGAATATGGGAGAAAACCGTTTAAGAAATATGTTCATGGATTTAGTTTTAGGTAGCGAGATTTCAGATGGAATAAAAAAGCAGTTTTCTGCAAAATTAAAAGAGGGAGCAATTTCTTATCAAGCAAATGAAGGTGGGAGTAATGAGGATTATGGTTATAGAGGTTTGACAGGTAGAGATATAAAAGATTTAAAACCTTTAGACCAATCTAAGATGCTAAGGATTTGTTTTTGGCTTTATGATAAGAATGGACTTGCACATAGGATAGTTGAAAGATATACTGATTTTGTTGTGGGAGATGGGATTACATATAGTTGTAGTGATCCGAAAGTTAAAGATATTATAGATGATTTTTGGCTTGATGAAGTAAACCAAATGGAGTTAGCACAATATCAAGAAATCAGAGAATTATCTATTTACGGAGAACAATGTTATCCGGTAAAAATAGGAGAGGGGACAGGGAGAGTTAGATTGCTTTACCTTGATCCGACTTTGATTAATGATGTTTTAACAGACCCAGATAATGTTAAAAAGAAAACAGCAGTAAAATTTACTTCAAGTAAATATCCTTCTGGGAAAGAAATAAAAATCATAAATCTTAATGAAGACAATGAAATGCTTGAAGGAGGATGTTTTTATTTTTCAGTGAATAATGTTTGCAATCAGCCAAGAGGAAGAAGTGATTTATTTACTCTTGCAGACCAGATAGATAGTTATGAGAATTTTCTTTATAACGTAGGAGAGAGATCTGATTTACTTACTAGGGTAATTATTGATTTACTAATTGAAGGAAAAGATGAAAAGGAAATAAAAGAGATAGTGAAAAAATTTAACGTTCCTAATGCTATGGAAGTATTCGGACATAATCAAATGACTAAACTATCTTTTACTGTTCCTGATTTAGGTTCGGCAGATGTAACAGTTGGAGCAAAAGTTTTACTTAATCATATTCTTGCAGGTGGTGGATTTCCTCCGCATTGGTTTGCAGGTGGGGAAGGTTTAACAAGAGCGACGGCGGTATCGATGGATTTACCTACAAAAAAGCAATTAAAGACAAGGCAAAAATATTTTAAATGGATGCTTGCTTATATGTTTAGGTTTTCAATTCATTCTGCGATAGCGAAAGGCATATTAACTTTAGATAAAAAAAATACTAAGGTAAATATTAATTTGCCTAAGATAGAAGAAAAAGAACTTGAAATAGTAACGGGTTCTCTTGTGAATTTGACTACTTCTTTAATGACAGCAGTAGAAGAAAAATGGATAAGTTTAAGTTTAGCGACAGAAGTTTATAGATATGTTCTTTCAAATATAGGGATGGAAATGAAAGAGGAAGATTTAACTGCCGTTGTTACGGAACAGGTTGATGAAAAATTAAGAGATTTATATGTGAATAAAAATAGACCAAAGAAAGTTGAAAATAAAACTGAGGAGGAAATTTAATGGGATATTCAGTAGTATTAGTTTTAGTTAAAAATGAAGGAACTAATAATCCAAGGGAAATTATGGATGAAATTTGTAAATATCATTCATCTAAGTTAGCAGAAGAAAAAAGAATTTGTGGAGAAATACTTGAATCAAGAGATGAATTTAAAAAGAAATTACCAGATGAAATAAAAGAATTTTTGAATAGTGATAGAAAATTATTATATTTTGGATTGAATGGTGAAGAATTAAATAAAATTATAGGGATAGAAAATGACAAGAAAGCAAATACTTGAAAGAAATACGAAAGAAACATTAAAGAATTTACGATTTAATCAGAAGTCAACGATTAAAGGTTTGCTTTCTGACCTTGAAAAAGTCAAGCAAGAAATTACCATGAAGTTGAAAGATGTAAAAAGATTTGAGATGGGATATTATAGAAATATATTAAGAGGTATAGATGAAAAGATAGATGAATATACAAGAAAAATGAATGGAAATATTTTATCAAGTAGGGATTATGCTTTTAATCAGGGTTCAAGTTTGATGCCTTCAATTCTAAAAGATATAGGATATAGTTATACCTTCGGGAAGTTATCAGATGAATTGATAGCAGTTTCAAAGAATTATGCAATAGATGTTATTAAGAATATGGGAAGTGAAATGAAGGATGATGTTGCGAGAGAAATAAGAAAATCACTTTTAAAAGGAGATAATACTTTTGATACCGCAAGAAAGATTGATGAGATAATTGGAGTTAATAAAGATTTTGGATATATGAATAGAGCCGATAAGATTGCGAGAACTGAAATTAATAGTGCTTACTCTTTATCAAAACATTTAAGAGATGAGGAAACGTTAGAGATTTTACCAGATATGAAAAGAATTTGGGTAACGGGATTTAATCCTAGGGATAAAGATATGGGTGGTGGTAGAGGTTTTATATCTCATTTAGAAGCGGATGGACAAATAAGAGATATAGATGAACCTTTTGATGTAGGTGGAGAAAAGTTGATGTATCCAGGAGATATGAATGCCAGTCCGGAAAACCGGATAAATTGTAATTGCCATGAAGAAAATTATATGCCAGGTTGGAGGTAAAGTGAAGCCAATTTCCTTTAAAGAACAGACAAAGATTTTAAAGAAACCTGAAGGAGTAAAAGATGATGAATGTTCTGAACTTCCTGTTTGGAATGAAGACAAACAAAGATGTATAAGTTTATGGAAAGCGAATATGTTTGAAAGAATTAAATTTTTATTTACCGGAAAGATTTGGCTTTGGGTTTGGTATGGACAAAGCCAGCCACCAGTATGCGTAGAAATAGAAAATCCTTTTAAGGAAAATTTAAGTTTAGGATATTATAAAAAGAAGTTAAAATTTCAATGGAACAATTTTAAAAGAGATTTAAGGAAAAATAAAGAATTAACAGGGAGGTAGTATTATGCCATTTCTTAACCAGCACAGTTTTCGTCTTTTAAATCCAGATAAGTTTGAGCCGACTTCTTTTAGGAGAAATGATTCACCGATTTACGGAAAGACTTTACCAGCAGGAGTAGAAGTTATTTGGGCTAAGATGAAAGGAATAGCAAAAGAGAATGATCCTGTAATTCCGCAAGCGATAAGATTTCCGAAAGATAAATATACGGAAGAACAAGCGAAGAAATGGATAGAGGATAATAATATTAAGTATATTAGTTTTGAACCAGCGAAAGATATTAAAGAATCAGAGGATGGAAAACTTATTGAAGATTTGAGATATTGTTCAAAGCAATATACTAACTTGAAAGAAGATAAAGAAGTTATTTTATCAGAATCAGAAATTTTAGATGATACGGAGTTGATACTTAAAGAAATGCTTATAAGAGGAAGGCAAAAATTTAATCCTGAAAACTGGAAAAATAAATCAATAGAATTATATCAGAATATGTTTAAAAAAATTAAAAAAGATGGTATTACTATTCCTGAAAATGTTGATAAATGTTTACCGATAGAAGAAGCGAAACATAAAAGAGATAAGTGTATGAAAGAAGGATGTGAGAAAAAACCTTTATATGAAGCATTATGGGCAGAGGGAATGGGACATGCTTGGTTTTGTGAAAGTGATTTTAAAGAATGGGCTATGAATGGAGATGGTAAGGGTGATATAGTTTATGTTAAAGAAATAAAAGATGGGAAAGCGAGTGATAAATTTTCAGATAATACGAATCCGAATTTATGGGAAGAAGCACAAAATAAATTTAAAGAAGCAGTTAATGAACCTAAGTATGATAAAATTGATTGGACTCCTGAATTAATATCCAAAGAAACAGAAGAAGAACTTGAAGGTAGATTAAAATATATTTATGAACTTTGGACTATAAGGGGAGCAAAAAAAGATGATAAGGAAATATTAAGTGCTTATGAAGTTTTAACTGATGAACTTGAAAAAAGGAATATTGAATATACCCCGATTGATGAATTTGAAAAAACTGATATTAATGAAAATAGATTTACTTTAAGAATTAAATATAATAAAGATATTAAAGAATCAATATTATCTCCTATATATGAATTGCTTATTGATACCGGGAAAGAATATATTGAAAAGTTTAATCTTAAAAAGGATATTTTGAAAGAATCTGAAATACCTTTAAATTTTACATTAATAAATGTTAATACTCCTGATGGAAAAGATTACAAAGAATGGATGAACTGGCAAGGGGAACTTCCTACGAAAAAAGCGGGTGGATCTATTTATGGAAATTTAACTGAATCTATCATGACTGTTGAAATTAAGGATTCAGGAACGTTTAATATAATAGAGAGCACAGATGATTTTCGTTCAATTGAGTTTAACGGAAAACTTTTAAAAGGTTACTGGCTTATGAATCTAGTTGAATCAGGATGGGTTCTTTTGAAAGGAACAAATAAGGTGAAAGAATCTATGCAAAATAATATATCAATTACAGGGGATATAGTTGAATTTGGGAGGGGATTTACTTCTACTTCCGTAAGTTATAATGGGAAAATTTATAAAATTTCTTCAACCGGAAACGGTGGATTGCTTTTAACGAAAGATTAAGAAAAGGAAATTGTTTTAAAAAACCCTTGACAAATGCATTTAAATAAGTTATAACCTTATCAATTAGTAGTTCCGCATATAGCCAAATTCCTTTCTGAAGGAAAAGTAGCCAAAGCCGAACGAGAATAAAAAATTTTTTATTTTCGGAGCTTTGGTGAAATTCAAAACAAACTATCAAGCAAGACTGATTGAATCTAAGGATGCTCAAGGTAAGGAATGGGAAGTAGTCCTTATTCAAGCAGGTAAATCTCTTAATAACAAAACTTACCCTCCGGAAGTTCTAAAGAAAGCCACTAACCTTTTTGAAAATGCCCGTGCTTATGCTTACGAGTTTAAAGGTAAAGTATGGAATCATTTACCTGAAACAATTCGTAAGATTATCCCAGAAGGTTGCATAAAGAATATCGTGGGTTGGTATGATAATCCGCGTTATGCAAGTTTTGAGGATGAACAGGGAAAATCTCAAGAAGGTATTCTTGCTAAATTACATATTTCAGAAAACGCAGAATGGTTACAAAAATTTTTGAAAGATGCTTGGGAACATGGCAAGAAATCCTTATTGGGTTTTTCTATTGATGGTGATGGAGAGGTTGATAAAGACGGAGTGGTAAAAGAGATAAGGAGTATAGAAGAAGTTACGATAGTATCTAATCCGGCAGCAGGTGGTCAATTATGCAGATTACTTGCAGGGCTGGAAATAATTGAGGAGGAACAAATGGAGTGGTTGAAAAAGTTGTATGCGTTTGCTAAAGGAATAAAGGAAAGTCTTATTGAAGGAATTGACGTAGAAAAAATTACCCCGGAGCAGGAAGTTGCTCTTATTAAGGGGATTCTTGAAAGTGAAAGTTTTCCTCCGAAGGAATTGAAAGAAGATGTTACTACTTTTATTTCCGATTTGGAGAACAAGATTATTGAGATGATAGAAGCCGGAAAGGTTAAGGAAGCGGTGAGTTATTTGAAGCAGTTGAAAACGAAAATTAAAGCAAGCGTTCCGGTTAAGAAAGTTGAAGAAAAAAAGGTAGAAGAAAAGAAAGTGGAAGAAAAGAAAGTTGATGAAAGTCTTGAAGGGAAAAAGAAAGAACTTGACGAAGCGATCGCAACTGCCAATAAGATGATTCAGGAAACGAAGAAGGCGAATTGCGAAGCTACTCTTATAAAGGTTCTTGCTGAATCTAAACTGCCTGAAGCGATTAAGGAGAAAGTGAAAGAGCAGTTTGATGGAAAGGTTTTTGAGAAAGCAGAACTTGATAAGATTCTTGCTTCCGAAAGAAAAACTCTTGATAAACTTGCTGAATCTCTTGGCATCAAGGGTTTGGGAGATACGAAAGTGGAAATTACCGAAGCCGAAGAAGATAAATTGCAGGCACGGCTTGATTTACTTGTTGATCCCGAAGCGGTTCTTGATGGAAAGCTGAAAGAATCAGTTAAGGAAGGATTTAAGGGCTTGAAAGAAGCATATAGGGCTTATAACCCTAATGACCCTAATGTTACGATGGGGAAAAGTGCTTCAAGGAAAAATCAGCGGTTGACAGAAAATATTATTACTACTGATTTCTCTTATGCTCTTGGAACTTCAATGACGAGGAAGGTTGGCAAGGAATATGCGAAAATTCCTTTTATATTTGATTCTATCGTGAGTAAAGTTCCTGTGTCAAATTTCAAACAGCAGGAAGTTGTAAGGTGGGGAGGTTTTTCTAGACTACCTACTGTTGCACAGCGCGGTACATATGGCGACCTGTATGAACCTCATGATGAAGAAGCCACCTACACGCCTGCGAAAAAGGGTGGGTTGATTTATGTATCTAGGGAAACGATTAAAAATGATGACCTTAGATATATTCAAACTATTCCCGGCAAGGTTGCACGGGCTGGTAGGGATACGTTGGCTTATGATATTGCTTATTTCTTGATGGCGAATTCCACCTATACACCGACGAATAGGGCTTGGGCGACAACCTCTCATGGAAATTATGTAACGAATAACATTTCCTATGACCATCTTACCGATGCGAGCGTGGCGATTGCGGGAAGGATGGAGAGAGGAACGGCTTCAGCAGTAGGAACGGTGGATAGTGTTAATGGAGCGGGTACAGTTGTAACCGATGCGGATGCTGGTTTTACTGGTTCAGCTCTGGTTGGTTATTATGCAAGAATAGTTTACGGACCAGGTGCTGGTGAAACAAGGGTTATTTCGGCAAATGATGGAACAACTTTCACTACTGCGGCTTGGACGGCGACTCTTACTTCAAGTTCAAAGTATGAAATTTCAGCGGCACAGGTTGATGATGAGGAAATCGGACTTACGATGAAATCAGTAATTTATGGAAAAGCATTGAGGGCGAAGGTTAACAGTCTTACTGGTGCTGATTATAATCCCGAAGATGCGGCTTCAACAGAACCTAATGAGCATAAGGGCTTAGGAAAGATTTATTGTCCTTATCTTAGGGGTTCTACATATCAGTATTATTGGGTTGCGGTGGCTGATAAAACTCAATGTGATATGTTTGAAGTTGGTTTTGTTGATGGGAAGGAAGAGCCGGAAGTATTGGTTGCAGATGACCCGAAGATTGGGAGCAACCTGACAGCAGATGATATAGTTTACAAAGTTCGGCATGAATATGGCTATACAATGGTTGATAATGCCGGGCTGTATCTGGGAGCAGGGACGGGAGTATAACGATAGGAATTAGAGAGAGAGGGTGTTTTGAAACCCTCTCTCTTTTAATTTAATACTGCTTCAAGGAAAACTTGAAGCATTACCTTTAAGGAGGGTAATAGTATGATTAATTTTAAGGATGGGATTTTAAGCGCAGGAGTTCCGATAGGGAATCAAGGTTTTCTTACAGGTGGAACTTCTTTTTTTCTTGACCCGGTGAATGGAAGTGATGGACATAATGGTAAGAAGCCGGATAGAGCATTTAAAACTCTAACTGTTGCTTATGCTGCTTTAACAACCGGAAAAAATGATGTGCTTTATTATTTGAGTGGTGCTTCTGCGATAAACCTTTCGGCAAAACTTACATGGGAGAAATCATATTGTCATTTTATAGGTATTTCTTCTAATTGTATTCTTGGCGGAAGGGCAAGGATTTTTCAGACTTCTACAACGACTGGACTTACTCCTATGGTTGATGTTACTGGTACAGGGAATACCTTTAGAAATCTTTATTTTTATCAAGGTGTAGCAGATGCGACTTCTAAGGGTTGTGTTCAGGTTACAGGAACGAAAAATTGTTTTGAAAATTGCCACATTTACGGAATAGGCGGAAATGATTTACAGGATGCGGCAGATGCTTATTCTCTTTGTTTGAATGATGCTGATGAGAATAGGTTCGTAAATTGTTTGATTGGTGGCGATACGATTTCTGCGGGAACTACCGCAAATAGTGAAATTCTTTTTGATGCTGGTGCTTCCAAAAATAATTTTGACAATTGCGTTATTTATCGCAGGATAGAACATAACACAAACCATCCTCTTGTCAAGATGAATGATGCGGGCGGTTTGTCGGGTTTGACTTGGTTTAAAGACTGTATGTTTATTTATACTTCTGTTAGTGGAGGTTATCACGGAACTTATGCTTTTGGGCTTGTAACTCCGACAGATGGTATAACTAAAATCGCCTTGAAAAATTGTGCTGTTTATTCAGGAAATGGAACGACTATTGCATGGTCAGATGCGGTGGGCATAATTCATGCTGATATGGCAACTTCAACTGCGAGTGCTGGTGGTGGTTTAGCGACAGATATTTAGTAAGAAGAACATGGAAGGAGAGTAAAATCTCCTTCCTTTCCTTTTTATTAAAGTTTTAAAAGGGAGATAAAATGAAAATAATTAAAACTTCAAATGTAAAAGAAATTGAATGGCTCTTAAAAGAAAGACATATCATAAAAGGAACTGATTTAGATTTTAGTATTTTTGAAGTTGAAGAGGATATTATAGTTCCAAATTTTGAAGAAATAAAACAAGAAGTAAAAGAAAAAAAAATCTTATCTAAATCTACTCAAGAAGTTACTCCGAATGGTGTGATAAAGGATAAAAAAATAAAAAAGGAAAAATCGAAGAAGAAAAAATAAATACCCTCTTATTACTCTATTTTAGAAAGTGATATTTTAAAATAGAGGTAATATTAGGAATTATATAAATATAGTTCCTAACATTGCAATAAAATCAAGATAGGAGGATATAAAATGGTTTCCCCTTCCAATCATACGATTCTTACTTCCGCACAAAGAGCTGCAAGTTCAGGATATACAAATTATATAAACGGGCGTTCTTCCCGTTTTGCTTTAGCAGTGGTTTATATTACTGCTCAAAGTGGAACGACTCAAACATTAGATATTACTCTTTTATCATCTCCGGTTGATCCTGCTATTGATGATACTAAATGGAGAACGGTCTATCAGGAATCTCAAATTAAAAGCTCAGCTTTTACTGGTGGAGCGCCCTGGATTTTCGGTGGTCATGTTTGTGAAGATTGGACAGGATATTTGAAAGTAGCATATACGGTAGGCGGAACAGGAACGCCGAAATTAACTTTTTCAATTAATCTGGAATTAAAATAATGAAAAATATCGAATTAAATAACGGAGGATTTAAAATGAAGAAATTAATTTTAGCATTAGGACTTTTATTTATTATGCCTATTCTTTCTTTTGCTTGGATAACTCCTTCTGGAAGCACTGATACTCCTACTACCGCTGATTTACTTATAGCAGATATTATTAATGATGGATGGGACAGAGTTCATAATGCTTTTGAAACTTATAATATTTCAACAGGAGCATATCATAATAGGGTTTGGGTTTGGGATTCAAATTTTAATAATTGGATAGAACTTGCTGTATCTTCCGCAAATTTAGATGATGTTTCAGTTAATACAAGAGCAGAAACAGTTAAGAATTTAATTTATGGTTATAATGGAACTGGATGGGATAGATTAAAAAGCGATCAAGACCATTATTTATGGACAAGAACTTCTACAAATTCTCTTATAGGATTATATTATGATGGTAGAACCGCGCAAATTTTTACTCCTAATCAAAATGGAATTTCAGGTTCATCTCAAACTCTTGCGGTTACTGCTTATAATTTAGGATTTAACGGAACAGATTGGGATAGGTTGAGAAGTGATTTAGAGGATTTTCTTTTCGTGCATACTTCTACGACTTCAGATATGAAACTTTATTATGATGGATATAATGCGGTAATTGATAATGAAGGAAATCTGCAAGTTGAAACTGATACTATGTCAAAAGTTGGAATTTATTATGATGGATTTTTAGCACAAGTTCAAGCGGATAATGAATTAAGAGTGGAAACTTCTACGGGTTCAAGAGTTACTTTAAATTATAATGGTAAAGAAGCACAAATCCAGAGTGATGGAGAACTTGAAGTAGAAGCATCAACTGATTCTAAAGTAGGTATTTATTATAATGGCAATATTGCAGAGGTTCAGGCAGATAAAGAATTGAGAGTAGAAACTTCAACGGATTCAACTTCAAGTATTTATTATAATAGTTACAAAGCGATAGTAGATTCAGAAGGTCAATTAAAAGTTAAAACATCAACAGATTCTTGGGTAAAAATTGATGAAGGAACGGTAACAATTAGAGGAGGTTATTTAGATAGAATTATAAATCCTGTTACTATTTATATGACTATTACTCAATTTGAAGAACTTGCTAAATTCGCAACTAATTATATAACCATATCTCAATTTACAGAACTTACTCAACATTCAACTTGGTTTTTGAATATTTCACAATTTAATGATTTAATGAAAAATACTACAAATTATATTTATGGTGGATACTTAGATAAACTTTATTCTTTAATAGAAGGAACGATTTGTCCTCGTGGTGGAAGTATAGATCAGATTAAAGTGGTAAATTCAATCTTAGAATCTACGGGGATGATTAAAAATTTTCCAACTGATTATCCAGATTCAACTGCTCAAGGAACCCTTGAGGATATTCTTAATCAATCAAGGTCAAGTTGGACGATTGTAAATAAGTTTTATTCTAATAGAGTTTCAACAGGAGTAGCCGGTGGAATAGATGCTTCTGGAACTATTTCACCTGCCGGAGAAGTTGTTAGGGCTTCTTTTTACGCAATAGGTGGTGATATAAAAATTAATGCATCAAATAGAAGTGGAACGACTACTTGTTTAGAGGGTATTCCTGTTGATTTTGAATATCCTATTCCATTATCTACTCCTATTTATTCAGCGATTTTACCTGCTGGAACCTCTTTATATTATTATATTGATGAAGTTCAGATTCCATAAAGGAGTTTTAAAGATGAAAAAAGTATTTTCTATTTTTCTTTTATTGATCTTATGTTCTGGTTCTGTATTTGCAGGGATTCATGGTGATGGTTTAGGAAACCATAAAGCGAAGAAAAACTTGAACATGAACGCCAAAGATATCATTGGCGCGACAAATGTTGGTGGAACAAATGGATATTTTGAAAATATTAGAGTTTCCACTACTTCCCTGAAAACTCAAATAGTGGATTCGTCCAATACCGTTATGAATGAAGTCCGGGTGGCTACCGGAACCGACGCGGCGAATTATACGAACAGTAAAATTAATTCGTTAGTTGGCTCCACGCAAAGGCGTTTCTTGAATAGTAATGTGAGTTCTATCTCCGCCGGTTATTATGGCAGTTCTCTTACCGCCCAGGGAACGGCGGTTACTTTTTCCAAGGCACTATCGGGCCTTAATGTGATTTTATCTTCCTGGTCTATTAATATGAGCGGGATAACGACAATTCCGAGCGGATTGTGGGAAATAGAATTTTA